CATGGTGTCACCAGCTTTCTTCACGTAGCGTCCGTCAGAATAGCTGGCGTAGTTTACACTGTCAAGTAACATTCTCCAAGGTCTTTTATCGTCATTAAATCCGCTTCTGTATTGAATACCATTAGTGGGTGAATTTGACGCTGAGGACGTGTGATTATACCATATATCTAATCTCGTATTTTCTCCTGGAAGAGATATAACAGCACCATAATCATATATAGGATTAGCCATTCCGTCAGGCTTTGCATTATTGTACTGTCTTATACCTATCTGTGACCACAATGTATTATAGCCGTCAATGCCATAAGTATCACGGTGTCTTAAAAACGAATTTTCATGCAATCCATCAACCATGTCTGCATTAAGATTACCCACAACAGTATTACTTACCACAATAAATGGAGCAACGCCACTTGCTACGGTAGAAGTAAGCTGACCGCTCATGTTAATGCTACCTACGCCCGTCATATCTCCGCTTACGTTAGCCGTACCGTTGAAAGGTTGACCCCAAAGGGTACGGGAAGTAGCAAGAGAGCCGGTAGTATCAGACCTATTATAATATGATGGAAGTTCTGAGCCACTATCTGACGGTATAGTAGTGTACCAAGTTTTATTGGATATATTTGTAGTAAGACCACGGCTGTTTAGGATTGACACCTTACAATCACTGTAATCATAAAAACGCCAAAACAGTCTTACTTTCTTGGTTGTAGTGTTATAGAATAATCTCCACATTGTATAACCAAGAGCAAGAATGCTTCCGTAATAATTCAAAGACCCAACATAACTTGTACTCTCTTGATTCGTTGTATGAAATACAATACTTATCATACCTGTACCTGCGTGCCTACTATTTACTAGAAGTGTCATACTGTTAATAGACCATCCACCCGTCACAGTACCCTCAAATACCAATCTGTACCCTTCATTATTTCCGTCACCGCCGGAAAGTGTTACATATTGGTTAACACCATCTGCCCGTAAAAATGAAGATTGATGATAACCGTCTAGTAAATCTGCATTTAAATTATTAACAAGCGTATTGCTTGAAACTATCAAAGGTGATACCCCTGTGGCAACCTTAGAAATATACTGCCCAGCCGTTACCTTTTTCCAATAACCAACATCATTACCTAATACCAACTGGTTGTTTTTTGCTTCTACTGGACCTACATAGTCATTTAAAATACAGAAGATATTCTCATTTCCTGCACCGAATACAAGATTACCTGCCGTATTCCTTATCCCTGTTATATTGTTGCTGAATAATATATTTTGCGTAAACGTCTTTTGCCCTGTAATAGTTTGGTTGGTGGATAAAGTCACCCATCTACCGTCTAATACGGAAGTAGGGATATGACTTGCATCTATGATTTTACTTGAATCAGCCTTTTTCAGTTCAGCCCACATAGCATCAGCGTCAAGTCCTCCCTGTCCAGCCATGTCGTACAGTTTCTTTATCGTGTACGCATTAAACGTATTGTCAAGGTCTGAATCGGAGAAGGTTGTGCCGTCAGTAAGGTTTGCGAAGCTGTAAACGGTATTTACAACACCGCTGCCACCACCGCTACCACCTGTTTTCACGCCAAGAGCAGATACCCAACCGTCCGAGTAGAATCCTACCGTGTTTCCGTCTGTTCTATGTTTCACTCTCAGAGCCTTGTTTGCAGAATCGTAAACAAGTTGGGCATCTCCTATCTGTATATATTCGTTTGCTGTAAGTCGTGCTGCGGAAACGCCACCTGTAAATCCTGCTGAAACGCCATTGAGGTGTCCTTGTTTGTTTATTTGTATTACTCCTACATCTGACGTATCTCCATTAGGACGGAAATAAATCATACCCTCATTTCCATAGCTTGATATGACGGTATTGCCTGTCGTGTTACGGAAAACAGTATTTCCGCCATAAGACAGACCGATACCACTATTCATCAGAATATTCTTGGTAAATGTCTTTTGTCCCGAAATAGTCTGAGCAGTAGTCAAGGTAACGGCATCAGTAATCCCGTACCCTGCCAAAGTGGTAGGATTATCACCAACTGTAACACGCCCGTAGGTGTCTACTGTAACTTTCGTATATGTACCAGCATTCACCCCCGTGGTAGCCAGTGACAATGTGCGGTTTGCGGACAGGTTTCCACCTCCCGTAAGACCAGTTCCTGCACTTATCGTTATGGTCTTGTCCGCTTTCAGTGCAAGAAGTTCGGCTAGGTTGTCGCTTTCCGTAAGACCGTCAAGAAACGCTTCAAGCTCTTTCCATTTGTTGATGATGTTATCGGCATCGCTTCCTTCTAGGAAGTTGTTCAGCTTATTGCTTAACTGTGTTACGGTATTGTTAAGCGTGCCTAAGTCCTGTTGTCTAGCGAATGTTTCCCCGAATACGGCAGTAATGGTTTTTCCGTCAGAACTAAGTGCCATGTCTGTTACGGCATTTCCACTCCCCGACTGGGTGATGTTCTTTATACCACCACCTTCCTTCGCCATTTTCCAAATCTCGTTTATCGTGTACGCATTAAACGTATTGTCAAGGTCTGAATCGGAGAAGGTTGTGCCGAGATTGGAAAAACCATATACGTTTTTCACAAGTCCGTCACCACCGCTTCCTCCGCTTCCTCCAGGCGATACGCCCAAAGCGGAAATCCATCCTCTGGTATAGAAGCCTATTTCCGTACTTCCATCTATATGCTCAAATGTTACTGCCTTGTTTACGGAATCATATATAATCTTTATATCGCCAACCTGCAACGCCTGTGTTTTTACCGTTCCGCTTATGTTGGCATCTACAGCATAAATATTCTCCCATCTCTTCGATTCAAGACCAAGTGTGGATGCGTTGTTCACGCTAGGAACTACATTTGCCGTAGACAACTGACCAGTGAATATCTTGCTTGCAGTAACTGTCTGTTCCGTATCAAGCGTTACAAATTTATTGTCAGGAAGATGGGATATGTGAATTTTCTTTGTCGGATCATCCTTTCCCAACTCCTGCCACAATTTGTCCGTATTCATTCCGCCTTCCTTGGCTAGCTTCCATATCTCGTTGATGGTATATGCGTTGAATGTATTGCTAAGGTTGGAATCGTCAAACGTCTTACCTAAATCGGCAAATCCGTACACGGCCTTAATCAGTCCGCCTTCACCACCTCCCGGTTCTCCGCTACCACTCTGTGCGCCCAACGCTGATATCCATTGGTTTGTATAGAACGCTGACTTGCATCGTAACGCTTGGTTTACTTCATCCCATTCAAACCATCCGTTGAACTTCTGAAACGATGCAATAAGGTCATTAAGTAGCTGTTCAGAGAAAATATTTGTTCCGCTTCCCGTACCACTTCCACCCAATGTTACATTTGTCGTATTCTGTGTTGAAGCAGTCTGATTCTCCTGTGCCAGCCGTTCATAGAAAGACAGTATCTTTCTTCTTGCAATGGTGCATGAATATGACGGGAACATATTCTCCTTGGAATATTTAATCTCCAAAGACTGTATCTGTAACTGCATATCCACTATCTGACCGTTATCAGAGAAATCGAACACGCCTATTCCATCATCCCTTACCTTTAGCATATTTCCTTCTATGAAGTCAATGAAAAGGTTAGGATGCTCTGCGACAAATCCGCTAGATATGTCAAGTGAAACGGTTCGGTTCTCATGGTCATATCTTGACAGGTAGTCAAGAGCCGCCTTTTCAAGCGTATTCTCAGCCATTGTCACATAAGATTCGGGCATGACGATATTCAGAATGACAAACTCCGTTCCTGCTGCAATTGAAGGAGATTTACCATCCGTATAAAGGGGAAGTTTGGCATTGTCGCTATCTGTTCTGTAACATGATATTTTATATCGTGCCCCCTTGTTGAACATGGCAACATCCTCTTCCGTTTCCCCCGTATCACCGTTCACTTCACCATAAAGAGGAATAATACCGTTTTTGTTTATCTTAAATTCCGTTCCTGTATAAGTTCCTGTACGCATACTGAACACCGCGTCCGTTACAGAAGCGTATTTATAATAGAACCTGTCCTGTGAACCGTCCTGATTACCGAAATGTATGTTGCAGGTCATTTCCTCACTAAAGCCTATCTTACAGCTTCCGGCAGGAACATCTGAATCAAACGTGAACTCAACACGTATGGTGACTGTCGTATTCTGACCTTTTTCTATATATCCTACAAGAGAGGTCTTGTCGTAAGGTATTTCAAGCATACCAGTAGCACCTTCCTCTCCGATAACAACCTCTTTCAAAGGAGAAGCCTGACCCAATACACGGTTTAAAACCATACGTAGGTTAATCTTCACCTTTTTCCCTACAGCATCACTTCCTATAGGTAATATGCTGAAAAGCATCTTTCCTGAGAATGTGGCAGTAACCTTTACAGGCTGGTCATAATATGCCCTTGTACCATATATATCAAAACGCTCGAAATCCCTGTACTTGTCAAACATAGCATGGGGTTTGTACTGTGGCTGCACATTGTCGTTTATCTTGTCGGATGAATCACCGTCCTCATATACCTTGTACCCTAGGTTGAATCCAGGAGAGGTCATATAAATGAAGAAACTGTCACTATCATCACTCTTTATAGGAGTAGAACCGATAATCTTGTCTATCCGTGTAGATGCGCTAGCACCCTCACCTGCCACCTTTCCCGATTGAGGATCGGGTTCTCCGTCCGCCTTGTATGTATCCCATTCGGGAAGTCCTGACGGGTACAGATCTCCAAGTTTTTTCCCTCTGATGGAAGGATATATCCCACTGAACGTGTTTGATATGGTTTTTCCTCTCACACCATAGTTCTTCAATCCGTATTCGCTGTCAATATAATATCTTATGTTCCCATCAGAATCATTCGGAAGAAGGATGTACGGGCAATAGCGTGATTCATCGGCAGGCTTAGCGTCCTTCTTGTATTCGGGAGGAACGTTCCTGCTTCCACCTTGTGGTATGATTCGGGTTATGACAGGTGTGCTTGTATCTACGGAAGAGGAAACTTTTACAGCACCCCCACCGTCACCCTGCTTGAATGTCCAGTTTACGGACGGTCTTGTCTTGTCCGTAATGGTTATTATCCCACCGTTCGCTGTCGTTGAGAAGTAATAATTGAGATAAAACTTGTCATAGAAGTTCTTCAATGCTTCAAACAGGTTGGTCCCATCGGTTATATCAATCATATCCTCCGTCAGTTCGCCTTCCGCATCCACGTTGAGCGTCCATGTGCCAATGCCTGTATATCCTGCACCCAATGACGCATTGTAAGATTCTATATTTGCTTCTATACGTGCGGCAAGCTGTTTTGCATCACCCCAGAACTGGAACAGACCGCCATGAGTGTATCTTATCTTATTTATTTCCCCACCTGTTCCGCTTACTATGTCAAGAAATGCCACATTCTGCAAAAGCACCTCCTTACCGTAAAACAGAAGGGAGTATTTGTATTTTCCTGCTTCGTTAAGATTATCTCCCGATGGGGCTTGGTACAGGATGAATGTATTACCGTTATATACGACTGTATCGTATTCCGATTCACTCTTTGAGTTGTATGCCTTGAACTCTATCGGAACAACGGAAACGACTTCACAAGTCAATTTTCTCACTTCCTGCAAAGACGGGCTGTATGAAAAATCAGCACTCTCCGCAATAACCCTATTTCCTCTTTTAATCTGTAAAATCATTGGTCTTTAAAGCGTTGGTTGGTCAATACTGAAATTTAACGAAAATGTATAGGCGGACACAAGTCGGTCCGGGTTCTGCAAGTCCTGAACGTCCTGATAACTCATCTTTGCGCCTGTTTCAAAACCCGTGCATCTTATCACCTGCTTTGCCGATTCTCCCCATACATCATTCCATATAGAGAAAGAGGATGAACCGTATGGCGTACCGGGAGTGGCAGGTATCACATTGGTTATATATGAATAGAACGAACGGATATTCGTCTTTACCGTTTCCACATCTCCCAAAGCGGCAAATGTTATGCTTCCTTCCGTTGGCTGGTAAACAGGCGTGACAGGTTCGTACACCTTCTGACCGTTCTTGTCATACCATTTTTCGGCATAGGCTTCCTTTCTTGTCGGCAAATCCCATAATCCCTTGCTTTCAAGTATATACAGCCTGTATGTGGCATACAAATCCTTTGCCGTATCGCTTCCTTTCTTTATAAAATATTTAGATATAGCCATTCGTGTACATTGTTTATTAGTGCAAAAATAACAAAAATAGTCTTAGAAACCATCTAGTTTTAAAAAATAATTTTCTATATTTGCATCACAATCGGTGCTTTGGATGAGTGGTTTAGTCAACGGTCTGCAAAACCGACAACAGCGGTTCGATTCCGCTAAGCACCTCAAGTGATTGGATTTTTTTTTGTTCATAATCAAACTGGAACGCCCTGCCAACTGTGAAGCTAGCAGGGCGTTTATATTATCAATCAATTATAACCTTTATCGCATTTCCGCCTGACCTTGGGGCAATGGAAACGACACTTAGGAGCGCTGTTTTTATCGCCATAGTTGCGGCAAGCTGCTGCTTGAGAACTTCAAGCTGTGCCAGTTGTATGACTGTCATGTTTATTCCGCCCGTTCCTGCCGAACCACCGTTTAACGATACCAATTGACGGAGTAGATCGCTTTGTACAACCATTTCGTATCTCATTCCGTTAAGATAACCCAATGCCTGGTTGAATGTATTCTCGTCAACTCCTGCAATGGCATTGGACAGACCTTCAGCATTTTCCTCCGTTTCGGTAAGCATACCACCAAGGGCGTTGTTTATCTCATTGACTACACCTCCGGCTTCCGCAAAGGCTGATTCCAATGAACCCATTACATTTCCTAGTATTATAAGTTCATCCTTATCTATCTTGTTATCCGCAAACATACCACCTTTGCCGTCTGCTCCGAACAATGTGGTCTGTACCTGTTGCATTGCCTTTTCTATGTATTGTTGCTGTACCCAACTCTTAACAACATCTCTCATAACGTCCGCTACGGTATTCTTGTACGCCTTAGCTGCATCTTCCCCTTTCAGCCATGCTTCGACAAGAGCGTCACCTATCTGACTAGCCCAGTCTTTCAAGTCAATGCTGTACAATTCACTTGCAAGCGTTTCTGTATAATATCTTATCTCGTACTCTAATTCTTTTATGGTCTGTTTGTATCCTTCTACCTTTTCCCTGTCGGACTTTTTCTTATCTTCTTCGGCTGCTAGAATATCCTTTTGAATTTGCAACTGTTCTTTCAAATTTGACACCTGTTTGGATGTCACCTCATCAAGTTTTGCCGGGTCTATAATGTGCTCAAATTCCTTTTCAAGCATATTATAGATATTGGTCAGTTTCTTTGATTCAAATTCAAGATTCTCTATATGCTTTTGAAGTCTTTTGTCATGCTGTCTGTTAAACGTAGCGATAACATCAAGCGGCATGGATATAGCCGAACCTATCGCACCAAATAAATCACCACTTTTGAATGAATCCCATGATTTCTTCACACCCTCATTCATAACACCCATAGCTTCCGAGAACTGGTTCATCTCGCGCATGAAACCGCTATCGGTATCCTTACCCATAGAATCCATAAGGTTGGACACGGATGCGATTATCTGCTGCATGGCTTTTATGGCATTGTATATGTTGGTTATGATAAAGTCAATAAGATTCACCGTCTGCAAAGCGTTCTGTGCGGCAGCCATCATTCCTTTACCAGTCTTGACAGCTTCCTGTCCGCTCTTATATCTTGATTCGGCTTCCGACTTGGCACTCAAAGCGGCATTGGCGGCTTCTTCATCACCGTTCTTCATTGCTTCTTGATATGCGTTAGAAGCCTTTTCAATATCAGCCATAGCCTGTGTCATATCATTCATACCTGCCATCATCTTTGACTTTCCAGCATCATATCTCTTGTTGTATAGACCTTCAATACCATCTTTCATGTATGTTTGCAAATCAGACTCGTTGCTCTTCATCATCTTCTCTATCTGCTTGTCCACGCGTTCAAGTTCTTTCATGTATTCCTTTGCGCTGATAGCACCAGATCTAAATGCACTGTTGAGCATTTCCCTTACCTTGTCAGCTACGGTATTTGCAGCTTCCATAGACATAGCTTCCACCGCACCGAAGAAGTTTTGATAGTCGGTAGTCAACTTAAACAAATCCATCTCTTCGCTTTTCTGCAATGCGGAAGACAAGGATGTATTACCCATTCCTTCTGCGGTTGCAATCTTTTTACGGTACTTTTCTCTGATAATATCCACCTGGGTATAATAATCTCCATATTCAGCCAAATCATTAGCATATTGTCTAGCCATCTCACCGAAATAGCCTTTCCATGCGTCAATCATACCTTGGATAACTTGTTTCTGTTCATCACCTATATTCTTATTCCCCTTAATAGCCTCCTGTACCTGATTGATATACTGGTTCATTGAGGTGAATGAAGACGTGTCGGGCACGACAGAAACGCCAAGGTCAAGATTCATTCCTGCCAATGCGGATTGCAGATTGTTGTATATACCTGCCGCAAAACTTTCAGCCATGGTAGATGTGTCACCGCTGAATTGAACGGCAAGGTCTAAGGCAAGGTCTGAATCACCCGTTATCCCAAGTATATCACTGTAAAAGTCATACTTGTTCCTGTATCTGTCAAACTCATCCGTAATCCTCTTCATCACCTTCTTGGCTGCATCAACATAAATTTCAGAGGACGATTCGGCTGCTTTCCTTGCATTTTTAACAGCATCCTGTGGAACACGTGTTTCCAATTCCTTTGCAGCCTTGTTGTAATTGTCAACAATAGCCTGTTTGTCATATACAAGGTCTACGCCAAGTTTTAACGCCTGTGAACCGTAGATGGATTCAATCTGCTTTTTGGCTTCTTCCTTACCTATGTTAATGCTCAAATCCTTGAACTTGGAATAGGCGGATTCAAGCAATGACAACCTGTTTTTCCAAAGGTCAGCAAGAGGATCTCTTTTTTGTGCTTCCTTTTTCTGCTTTTCCAGTTCAAGGTTGAATCGTTTTGCCGTTCCCGTAGCCTTTGACATCGCTTCGTTGGCAGCGTTAATCTCATATACCGTTTGTTGTACTTGCTCGGCTTCATAAGGGCTTACAATGCCTGTAATTTGATACTCATCTCCAAGTTTCTTAACCTTTCCTTGGCTAACATACATATCAATGGTACGCTGTAAATTTTCTATTGAACTTTTGGCGTCCTTATATTCCTGTTTTACCGATTTAAGGTAATCCTCCATAGATTTCACATCGGCAGCCTTTATAGCAATAGTCCATTTATGCCCTGTAATTTCGTCAAGAGATTTTTTCCATCCCGTCAAACCTTCTTGTGCTTCCTTATCGTCAAGTTCTATTTTAACAGCATATTTTTTGTCAATAAATTCATTAAACAATTTTTTAGCATTCTCCCCAAGTTCGCTAGTTGTGGCAAAATTTTCAGATTGAATCCTTATAAAGTCCTTCTGAGCATCATTTAATTTATTTACATCAATACCTACAAATACTTTTTTCAGTTCTTTCTCAAGGCTGTTTGCAAAAACATTAAATGATTTTTCAAGTTCTTCAGTTTCACCCATTATGCCCATCCTCAATTTCTCATACTCCTTCAACAATTCCTCACTGTCAAAATGGGTTTTGTTCTTGAATATTTCAAATGTCCGTGCATCTCCTGACGTTTCAGCCAAAGAACGTATCTTCTCTACAATAGTAGCCGCCGAAGCCCCTTTGTTTATCAGTTCGGTAAGTTCGTTTCTCCATTCCTTAGTACCCTTACCCATATTTATAATTTCCTTGGATGCCTGTACTATCTGCCCACGAAACTCTTCTATATCCTTACTTGCCGAAGTGAGTTTTACAGACGATTTCTCGTAATCTTTAAGCATATCAGAGAATGAATCGCCAAATACGCCCGTAGATGTTGCCTTATCCGCCTTGAACATTATATCCGCATTTTCAGCAGCACGTTTATAAACCTGCTCTAGTTCCGATGCTGACTTTTGCAGATATTCCACACGAGATCTCTGATCATCTATTTTCTTACTGTTTTGTACTATATATTGCCCCATATTGCCATATTTAGACAATATTCCAGTCAGTGTTTCTTCATACGTCTGCAACTGTTTCGTGTCAAGCTGTTCAAGGTTTCCCGGGGTGAGTTTATCGAAGTTTATCTTGTCAAGGTCTTTTTGCAAATCACTGTATGATTCACGGAAAGACTTTGCACTATCCTTTATCTTCTGATTGAACTCTTCCGAACGTGCAGACATAATATGAAACGCTTCCGCTACAAGTCCTGCAACAGTAAGTATCGTCATGAGCGGATTAGCCTTTATCGTAAGCCACAATGTTTTCAATGAATTTGTCAAACCGAATGTTGCCAGTTTGAATCTGTTCATCAACATTGTCGTTTTTGTCATAGACAACATTCTTGCAGCTTCCGCACCTGTCAGTTTAAGTTCGGTTACAAGAAGGTGACGTTCAGCCTGTGTCAACATATTGGTGGCAAGAATACGTTTAGCCATCTCTGCCGACATCTTTCCCGAATTAACGGCAGCAGCTATCTCTACGGCAGACAGCTTGGATGCTGTCGCTATCTTCCATCTCTCGGCAGTAGTGAGCGTTCTGTACATCGCAGCCTGTTTAAGCAACTGTGCTTCCCGTAATTTCTCAGCCTTAATTGCATTAGTTGTTGCGACAACTTCTTTCCCTAGCATGACTGTTCTAGCTAGCTGTAATCCCTTTAATGCGGCATATCCTACAGCAACGCCCTCTATTGCTTTAGAGAAATATCTCCAGTTGTTCATTGCATCGGTTATGCTTCCCACAATTCCTTTCAGAACGGAATCATTCGCCTCGCCTATGTCATTCATCATAATCTTGTATGAATCGGCAAGGTTACTTACCATACCTTTCAAAGATGCGGCTTGTATTTCCTGCATCTTGTAGAACATACCACCATCTTCCGTCATTGTGGTAAACATCTCGCGAATATACTCGAAAGGAATCTGACGTGTTGATATGGCGTTGAACACATCATCAGTAGTTTGGGCTACACCTCTTACTTCTTCCAGTTTTTTTCTCAATGCGTCCAATGCAGGAATACCGGCCTCTGTCAATTGACGTAATTCCTGCCCTCTCAATACACCTGCGCTTCTTATCTGGCCATAGGCAAGAATGATACGTCCCATATCAACGCCAAGACCTGCGGAAACGTCCGCAAGGCTTTTCATGGTACCATACAATTCGTTGACAGGTATCTGGAATGCAGCAAGCTGTTTGGTATATCCAACCAAATCGCTGAACTGGAAAGGAGATATTACAGCAAGACCCTTAATCTGACTGAATATCTGGTCTGCCCGTCTTGCATCCTGTATGATGGCACGCAATGACACCTGTTGTAACTCGAACTCTCCACGAATGGCAACAAGTTCCTGAAACATATCTCTGAAAAAGTAGAATCCTGCATAAGTCTTTATCGTATTGACAAACTCACGCATCATTCTGCTCTGCTTTGTCAGTTCCTCGGTAAATTCCTTTGAACTTGTGGCATTTTTCTGATTGGTCTGCTGCATCTTTGTTCCATAGGATGTAGCTTCGTTTACAAACTTATTATGTTCCTGTATCTTCCTGTTTAGAAGAGTAAGGGTACGGTTATAGTTTGCATCAGTCGTATTAAGTGCATTACGCCTGTTTGTCAATTCAGAAATAAGATTGTTAGCCTGATTGATAGACGTAGGATTGATGCTCAACAATTCATTCGTTGATGTTTTTCTTAAAGATGATTGCAACTTCTCCAATCTGCCTTGCAATTTCTGAATAAGAGCGTCAGCCTTTGTTATCTGATTGCTGTTTAAAGGAACTTCAACCTTAAACTTATTCAATAGCTCAAGGCGTTTCTGTATAGCGGCAATCTTCTTGTTCAAGTCCTCAGCACTTCCCTCCGGCATACCAAGGGCAAGTCCAGACTGACCAGAAAGGTATTGTAGATACTTCTGATTGGTCTGCTGCATCTTCTTATTCGCCTGTTCCTGCTTTGATGCTTGTCTATCCATCTCCTTTGTCCGTGCAATCTCCATCTCGTATTGCTGGCGTAGAAGATTAAGTTCTCTCTCATCGGAAATGGACAATTTGGGCGCACTGTTAGCAGTAAGGGAATATGCCGTTTTCAATCTGTTCAATTCAGCCACAAGATCATCTATCGCTTTCTTCTGACTTTCAAGATTGGCTTTTCTTGTAGCCATCCCCTTATCTCCGCCTGCATTGCCTAGGTTACGGTAAGTCTTTTCCAGCTTGTCATACTCCCTTGTCGCTTCGACAATCTTGTTTGACAACTCTTCCATCTGAACAAGTATATCCATTTTCTTGTTCGACTTTCCTTTTCCTACCTTGGATGCGTTTTCATTCGCTTTGTTTATCTTATCTACAACCTCGCTAAGTTCGTCATTCATTTTGCCTATATCGGTCAACATAGGCTTGAAGGACATTTCCTGGTTAAAAGTGTCCTGCAACTTCTTCTGTATATCCTTTATCTGTTTGTCAAGACCGGAATCATCTAGCCCAATCTTAAACTTTAATGCTCCTAAATCAACATCAGCCATAGTTATTCTTTTTTTTAATAAAGGCAAAAATAACAAAAATAAACATAACAACATGATTCACAATAAACAAAAATCCATTAGTATTTTTTAACATATTTAAAATGGTAGATAAAAACGATTATGTTATCTTTGCAATAAAATAATTTTTTAACTATGGCTATAGAAGAAAACAAAGTAACACTCGTTGGCGTAAATTCAGCCAGCGTAACATTCAGCAATGAAGCTAATGTGGAAAAACAATACAAGGTGAATGCGAATGTAAACGTATCAAACGGTAAAACCATTGATTCATTTGATGGCGGAGAGGTGAAGTCATTGGAATCAGAGAACCAACTCGCTACATTCTATTTCAATCAGAACGGTGGTATCGCAATCAACTACAACGATCATCCCGACTTGGAAGCACAAATTGCTATCATTACTATCATCAACTCTTTCGTAACCGATGTTACAAAATACATCAACACGAAAGGCATCTCATCAGTTTCAATTTAAACAGCAAGAAGAAATGACAAACCAAGAAATGTTTTTAAAGAGATTAACTCTCTTGAATATCCCCTTATCACTAGAAGGAAAGGAACTTCCATCAGAACTGAAAGCAAAAATCATGCTTATGCGTGTCGCTTACGACAAAGCTGCAAAAGCATTCGATGATGATATGCAACAGGTTCTTAAAGAAATAAAGAAGGAAGGATATGACGAGCGCGCACAAAAAATCAATCACATGAAAGAGATTGACGGTAAGGAAGATGCGACAAAAGAGGAAAAGAAAGAAGCGGATGAAATCAGAAAGATAGAAGCAGATTTCAACAAGGAAACAGAAGAATTGAATAAGGCATACTCCGAAGCATACCAAGAGAAAATGAAAGAGGAATGTGATATGAGGCCTAGAAAATTCGCTTTTGAAGGATTCGCTAAAATCATTGAACTCATTGGTACTGACGGTGCAATTAAAGTGAAATGGAACTCTCCCGAAGCATTGGAAATACCGAAGGAGGAATTTATCTCGCTTATCGCAACAAATCTAGTAGATGAATAAGCCATTTTCTATATTGCTATTTTTTTTGTTACTGTCGTGTTCTTGTTCACGCAAGCTACTTCCATCTTCGACAAATACAACCATAGTAGACCACAACACGACAGTAACGGAAAGAGTAGTATGGCAATCAAAAATAATAACTCTTCCAACAGAACACATACAACATACAACATTTGAAGATAGTTCACACTTGGAAACATCATTAGCCGTATCAGACGCTAAAATAATGTCGGATGGCAGGCTTTTTCATAGTTTGAAAAACAAGAAAGACTTTCTACAAGACAGCATCTCATCCTTGGAAAAAGAAACGGTAGTGACGAAAGATTCGATAATAACCGTGGAGAAAATTGTAGAAGTAAAGGTAGAAAAGGAATTGTCTAAATGGCAAAAAATACTAATCAATCTTGGATACATAGGTATCGGTTTCATATTGTTTTCAGGTTACAAAATAGCCCGAAAGTTCGTGTAACTTTCGGGCTTATTTTAGGTATTTATATACATACCAATTGTGTTATTGGGAAGAATCCCTATATGATAAAGAAACTCTAAATTCATTAACTTCTTTACTAGATAAATCCCATTCCAATTCTGTGGTATGTAAACCTTGATTATATATGTATCTAGAATAATTACTTCCACTTAAATCTGGAGTTTCCCAAATACCAGGTTCTTCTTCATAATCAGGTATTGTCATAAAACATTTTAACCCTGTTAATTTACCACTTCCATCATCTATTGTATAATTTTCTTCGTAAATGTATTCTCTCCCAGAAACAGAAATAGAATCACGTTCTATATCACCCCATGTTTTAATACCAGGATTAAATAAAGTTTTATTATTATTATCTTGTACAACCATTTGCACACGTATGTCATAAGGTATGTATGTTCCCCTACCTGAATTATCTATAAAAATAACTTTATAGAAAAATCTCTTTTTAGGGGTAGTTATTTTCACGCCTGTTATTTTTGTCTTATATCCAAAGCACTCTGGAATAATAGGAAATTTATATCCTGTAGATGATGAAATCTCATGTGCTTCATTATTACTGTCAGGGTGACTTCCATGTACAGCTACAGCCATTATGGTACAAGACCAAGTGCCTATATCCATACTTTTAAAAGCAGAATAAATGTTTGAATTGTTTGGAGAAAAACCTAATCTTAGGCTATCAGAAGTACCTTTTTCTCCCAGGAAAAATCTTCTACTACCATTCTTCTCTGCAATAATTAAAATAGCGCACCTCCATGATTTTATTGAGCTAGAAACAGTGTCATTTATAAGTAATGATAAAAGATTTCTAGAACTTCCATTTAAATCAAGTTTTACAGTTTGACTATACGTATCATAATCTAATATATTTGACGGGAGAATGTTTATATTAAGTTTAACAGGATATTCTACATGATTATACCCATCAAAATCAGCAATACGATATACACTTTTAGGAGATTTATACTCTGCAATAGTGCTAGATGGAACAGTATTTCCTATTGTATATATTATCATTTTTGTAAATGCAGTATATGTAGAATCGTTAAACTGCACAACACCTAAATCAGATCTATCAATTGGTTTTATATATGAATATCTGTTTATTCTCCCATGCGTATTTGCACACGCATACCCTAAATCATAACCATCACTAGTAGGACCAATACCTAGGGTAGGATATACATCACTATCCAATCCGACAGGTGCGGTGATTTTACCGTTAGAGTGACCCATAGACTATACCTCCACATATTTATTGCAGACGATATTGCCGCCCATTGTCAAACTACCCGTCACACGTACATCACCATCAATAATGACAGCTTGTGACAAATCAAACTCTTCTGGTATATCACTACCATCTAAGGCTATTATCTCATAAAGCCCCTCTGTCGGGCTAAAGCCCCTCTGTCGGGCTAAAGCCCCTCTGTGCTCCCTCGCTTTGCTTCGGTCGCACACCAAATTTCCGTTTACAAACAAATTAATCTTCATAAATTTACTTGCATTCTCTTTTCAGTTAATATACTTTTTCTTGTAGCTATCAACCGCAAATACTTGCAATTGATAGAACCTTTATTCACTTTAGTTCCGTCCAATTTCCTAATATCAAAGGAACCACTACTTCTTCTTCCAAAGATGTAATACAACTCTTTTTGGTATTCAACCAGGTCAAACAACCTAAAGCCTTTTACCAAGAATGGTGCTTGATTGAGTTTCTTTCTGCCACCTTTCAAGAAATTAGCTTTGTGTATTTGTCTGTTTTGGCATCTTACTTTCTTCTGATAGAAATAATATCCAAGAGGTTTAGCAGTAGGATTACCACTGATACACCTTGCATCAACATAATGATCTTTAGGAAGATTGTTAGTGATACGGGTATTCTTCGTGATATAACCAAAAGTCATACTTACATTAGGATAGATATTCTTTAGTCTATCATAGAAACTCCATCGCATAATCCCCATAAAGGCGGAATCTCTAAATGACTTTCCACGCTTTACATTTAATTCAAACTCACCTCTATGATATGCCTTGTGACAAGTTTCGCAAAGGGTAATCAAGTTGTTTGGGCTATCACCTCCCGCCTTTCTGCTCTCTATGTGATGCACATTCAAAACTTTATCTTTACTCTTACCCTTACAATGTTGGCAAATATGATTATCTCTAAATAGCACATACTCACGCACATTGAAGAAGTCAAGTTGTTCTCCTTGTTGGTATTCACTGCCGGATATAATTGGATTATTAATCTTCTGTATATCAAAGGAAGCTATTTCAACTACGATATTAGTTATCGGTAGGAACTTATTTATCTTCTCAACAACAGTCAAATGAGTTTGAATTTTGTTTTCAACAGATGGTGCTAGCCAACCTTTACGCTTGGAAGATACCCTATTATTGAAACGAGCCTTGCGATAACGAAGCCTACTCCTACGAGTTCTTCTTAATTCCCTACGAGTAGATAGCTTATCCACAATATCGTTTCTCAATTCCACATCTGCTGCATACAATTCTTTTTCACTTGTTGTTGCTGAAATGCCTATATGCTTGCTACCAGCATCTACACCCAAACTTACGGGCTGTGTATAATCTGTTGTGTCATAATCCAATTGAATTGTGAACGGAATACGGCACACAACATGGGCTAGACTGTTTTTTAACAGCCTTCTCACCTTACCAAACCTTTCGGTTGGCATAAGTGCTTGTCCTTGTTTGTTAATTACGTAAACCATTTTTACTATAAGTCGGATTTCTCCGTTAAATGCTCATCGACAATGTTATGGAGAGGTTTCCCGTCAGCAACACTATTCCTACCCCACAGAATTGTTTAATCACTGACCTTAGAGCAAGGGGCTTGAGCAAATACCCCTTGGTAACTATATATTCTCTCCTAACGTAGCACCCGAAGTGCTTAGTCTAATCAACATCTACAGGTATTTAGCCTGTGGGTAGTTAATGTTTATTGTTTTTTAAATATTTCGCAACACTATCCATTACACACTCAACACACCAACCTAAAAGGTATGCAAAGTGCTCATCCTGCCCATTTTCATACCCCATTGATATACCACAATAATCAAATAGATTACATACAAAATGAGATGATTCATGGCAAACAGCCCTTATTCCTAATCCATCTCTTGACAGCCATATCAACACTCCTAAATGTCTTGTTTTCCTTTCCCTAACCATTAGCGTCATTGCATCGCAGTCACTAAATAAATCCTGATTTATATCAAAATCAGTGGAAAATTTTTTCTTCACATTTTCCCGTTGGTCATCCCCCACTGCAACATACAGTTTAAGGGGATATATTTTAGGATCGTATTTTGTTATCATCGCAAAATGTCTTTTAGTAATATATCGGGATGCTCTTCTTTAGGTTTAGATTCTTTGAATCTATATATAAAGCCACTTGCATCCTTGTTAGCTTCATTATATAAATCTTCTGTAAGAGAAGCCTTGTACAACTTAACTTTCTCTTCAAAGTGATAATCAAGTTTAGGCTGGTCCATTATAACAGCCTGTATATAACTCCATGAATATTTCCATAGCAAAGCCCAGTCCTTAATTATCATCAATCCTCCGAATAGCCTTAAATCCCCTCTGAATTGGGGGAAATCTTTTTGGATAGATCCTCGTGAGCCGATTTTGCATCGAGAGATAATTTCATGGCATCCTTCTTGCTTAATGTCGCTGTCGTATCTATCAAGAACGCTAAACGGATTGTATTTGTAAAAAAATCACTTACATTAGCCCCCTCCACGATGGCCTCTATCAACGGAGTTAGTTCCTTATGGTCATAGTGCCTGCTTAACCACCAAGCGTATATACGTCTTGCAAAAGGAATTACCTCAAAAAACCAATAGTTATTCAATACTCCTGCCGCTGCAACTTTGTACGGAATAGATGCGTCATTTTTCATAATTGCAATCATTTCCTTTTTTGCTGTATCTGGATTGATAATATCACGTATCAGCAGCTTATCCACAATATAGTCATATGCACCCAGTCTAAGACCACGCACCTTGAATTTCTTATTGCCAACCATAACCTCTTTGTATTTATGAGTGGCAAACTTCTGCATCTTTATCTGATCATCTAAGTCAGGTTGTTTCCAGTTGAATATTCCCATTTTTAAACTAACTTGAACGGTTTAATCATTAATTTTCCTTTCACATCTACCTTCGATATGTTCTTTGGCGTATTTGTATAAACGAACACCTTGGTATATTTAGACGATACAATATCAAGTTTGGCATCGTCAATCAAAGAAACGTGTACTATGCTGTTGTCAAGCGCAACAAGGCTAACATGGCTATTATCCTTGACATACATTTCTCCTATACCGAAATCGTTGAATGTGACAACACAATCACACGAACCATTAAAAATAGACCATTTAGGATTGCTTATGAAAAGATTGGTATCATCAACAAAGATATTAAACTTCTCCCTAACACCAGCAAACTCCTTCTTGATTATTTCATTTGACGGGAACCTGTTTAACAGGCAGAAGTCAATGCCTCTGATATATTTCTCGCATAATTCATATTTGTCCGGGTTTCCCCATCCATTTGTCCATTCCTTACACAGTCCAAGGCTTATAGCTTTTAGCTTTAATTTATCAGACAATTCTTTATCTGTCATGGTGTTATTTTTTACAGCAAAAATACAACAAAGGTTAACAAAAATCAAACACAATCAGTTAAAAAACAATAAAAGCCGGACGAAAACGCCCGGCTAATAATTCATCACCCGTCTACATCAAGCACCCACTCCCGAATTGTCAAGTTCGAGAACCATCATGGTTTTCAAATACTGAGTGTTAACTTCCAATGCTGTCACAGTAACGGAGAATCCAAGGTATCCAGCGTTACTTGGAGCACCTGTGAAGCTGACAGCCCATGATGCCTTCGGGAAGAAGATCATACGGTCACCAGTACCGTTGATAATACCGATAGGACGTACAAACTGCTTGAATGAGCTTGCACCAAACGCTTTCAGTTTCTGAGAAGCTCCCTTGCCGAAAACACCCGCAGTGTCAGTCAAACTATCCAATTCCAACTCAGCCTTTGCTTCATTTCCTTGCGTAAAGAAAGCGAAAGCAGCTTTTGATGTAGACATACCTGTAAAGGTAAATGCCATAGTTCCCGGTGTGATATTTTGGAATACGGTAGCACCCTGTTCGTTCTTTGTTTCAGAAGTATCAGCGTCAGTACCAGAAGATTCCGTAGTACCAGACTCAATATTTGGAAGAATCTTCGGATTCCTAAAACTTGAATATTGAGTACTATCGGTGATTTCAATCGCATCAAATGTCAAAGCAGCCGACTGCCCGTTCAAGTAAGCAGGGCTAGTGTCTAAATTTACTCGTGCCATTCTATTTTCTGTATTTAAAAAGTTATTGTTAATTGTTGAAAACGTATCTACCGATGCGCCTCCACTGTTTTTTCTCACGTTTCTCATGCAGCTAATCCTTTGAAATATCAACATTCAACAGGACGGACATATAATAGAACCCAACCCCGTCAAACATTGGTGGTAAAACATTAAATATCTCGAAATGAAGCTGCACAGTCTTTTGCGGGAACAGTTCTACCATTTTCTCACTCAACGCATCCATGACAGACGGATATACGTTCCCTGGCAATGCCCTTACAAACAGAGTAACCGTAGCCATCGTTTCGCCTTTCCCGAAGTGACCGTAAGGGCCGCTCTCGGTATTGCTGACAATTCTTGTATTGTTGTTTACGACAATAAAACTAGTTACCTTATCATCAACACTTGCAGGACGCTGCACCTTATATACATCGTCAGCAATCTTCTTGTCCAATACAATATTGTACAAGGTGGTATTTATTGTTGAAGGATTAAAGTAGCCCATAACTTCACTTAAAATATTTGTTTAACATATTAGCTGCAATTTTCTTAAAAACCACAGTATATTTACCCCCTTTTAAATCTGTCTTTGTCTTAATCCAAGAATCTGAAAGAACGTTCAACAGGTGATAGTTCTCAACATACTTGGCATAATACATGACAGCAGCGACAACCAGTTCATATTTTTCAGAACCATCGGATTTATAACTGTTGAAGAAATCTTCGGCAAGTTCACGCCCCCAATATTCTACATTGTTACGTTTCCTAGGCTCATTTGCAACTTTCGTTGCATTTGCCCACACAATCTTCTTTAGGACCCCATCTTTGTAAATGCCACATCCATAACTATCTTCAAGATTGAAAGTTTGGTTGGTAAAGCCCTCCATGTCTTTTATATCATCCATGATATTCGTAGCAATATCCTCCATGAACTGCATGATAGAAGCATCCAAGGCAAGCTGGACATTACTACCAAACTCTTTCAATACTTTATCGTTGTTATTTGCCTGCATTTTTTGTACTTGTCTTTCTTGTTACTGGTTTACTCAGTTTCTCAATCTGCTTTTTTAGCAAATCTCGATCATCTTTAGCGCATTTCAGTCCTGTTTTAATATCATTCAGTTCATTGTAAAGCTCCTGTATCTTCTGATAAGCATCGTGGAGAGATTGCTGATAACTCAAAATTTCCTCTTGCGCCTTCTTCAACTGAGCACCCTGAATAGCAAACCCCTTTTCAAGATTGTCCAAGGTAGAAGAATCAATTTCAGTTTCCATCTTTTCCTTCTTCTGCTTAAACATTAACATTGAAGTTAGAAGGGTTATGCCATTTGTACCCAACAAAGCAAGTATTATTTCCGTCCAATTGATTGTCATAGTATTCTAGTTTTCTATTTGGTTAAAGTATATCACCGTACCAAATTCCATATTGTTAAATGGAGGTTTCTTTATCTCACGCCAACTATTGCTGTTGTCCGAAAACGGATGGTTGAAATTCTGCCAATCCAACAGACACCCGGAAGGTATGGTTACATCGTTATCTTCTAGGTAGGCGGCATATTCGGATTTGTCAACATCATTCGTTTCCGAACCTGTGTCCTTTTCCTGTATGTTTGCCCTTCCTTCGTATATCATCTCCCAATATGGGGTAGTCTGATATTTATCCGAACTGTTCTTGTTCTGGTAAATTCTAACCATATCAGGAAACATATCCTCACCTAAAATACTCTTTCCCATACTACCATCTTAATCTAGTTATTTCAACATCTGTTCCAACATCCAAATTCAAACCCCATTTGGCGTATAAATCCTTTGCGCGTTGCTCCAATCTTTTCTTGTCATTGATAGAAATAGTCTTGCTTGTGTCAGTAATTGACCAGTTTCCGGCTTTCTTTGTCTTTCCCTGTATCGTTGAAGGGGCAGTACAAACAATGAGCAACAAATCAGCATAAGCCAAATCCTTCTTCATCTCAGACGTTTCACGGCTATCATCAGACAAACGGAATCCCCATTTCTGGGCAACACTGATATACGATGTGTTTTTCAACTCATAGTCAATCTGTGCTTTCAGATATTCACGCATAGACATATAGAAATATGCTTCTACCTTCATGTTACCATTTGCTGTTATCTGAGGGGTAACTTGAATAGTGAACGGATTATCCGAAACTTTCAGTCTATCCTCCGGCTTCAATGTTTCATTGTCGGCAATAAGCCAGTATCCGAACTCTACACTTTCTTCGGGAATAGCTTGGAGCGTGAGAGTATCTCCAATGAAATACTCCCCTGCGCCCTTTGCTGTGCCTTCGCCATTTATATCAATAATAACCTTCATGGTTCAACTTTTTACAATCCCGTATTTGACTGTTCGTCAACCTTCATGATGATAAGGTTGTTCGGATTCTTCATCACAGGACACGCCCACAATTCACCTGAACTCTTCTCAGCATACGGTTCAGAAGAATACTGATGCAAGAACGCGATACGTCCGCCTTCCAAAGAAGAAATACGTACAGCCGGGTTGGTATCCTGCAAATACATTGACGGTGAGTTCTTGATACGGAAGAACTGACCGCTCTGAACAAGAACAACGGTGTTCTTTTCAAAAGACGGTTCGGCTTCCTCAATCACGCCAAGTTTGTTCCATTTTGATTTTTCCTCAATAGGGATAATCACAGGAATAGAGAATACCTTCATCAGTACATCAACAATCTCCTGATTGTTCATAGGATAGATTGTAGTAGATGCTGCGGCAGGAACAAGACGAGCCTGTACTGCTGCTGTCACTTTCGGGTGTATCAGGAAGTTGTCATACAAATCCTTGGGCATTTCAAAGTGGTCGTATGGTACACCGTCATTGTCGGCAATCTTACACATTCTTTGAAGGTCTTTAATAGGATCTGCATTCTCGTTCGGTGTCCAGGCAGTATCGCTAAACCATTTCTGCTTCAACGCTTTCAACTTGTGTTTTGCAGGAACACGATAGTCAATCTGAACAGGAATTGAGTTGGTACCACTAGCTGTATAGTTAAGCATACCTGTAGAAAGAGCCTGATAAACCATACAGTTCAACTCGGTATGGAAACCTTGGATACATGCTTCCATCTTTGTGTACCACTTCTCACGGATCTTGTCAAGCAATGCACCTTGCGGAATGTCAAGTTCATAGAACTCCTGAATATCGGTTTCCATAAACTGAATGGCGTGACCCATCTTCGGAATACGGCCCGAATACCATTCAAATCCAGTAGTGTCCATAATAGGCTTTTCAGCCAAAGGAGCCAGCATCACAGGACGGGTAGCCTGTGTGTATTCGTCAACCATCACGTTCCATGATTTGCTCATCTGAGGAACATCCCAATCTCCGTAGCTTCTCCAGTTTTCGTTATCAAATTTCTGATTGGCATAATCCATAAGTTCCTGCATCTCCCCAGAGAAATGCCAATCATAGAAACTAAATGTCGATCTTTGCATAAAACGAAAAAATTTAATTAGTTATACAATGTGTAACGGAAAACGCAAGGATATGATTCATCATCCTTCATCGCCTTTTTGATTGCCGAAGCTACGGGCGGAATGCGTTTTTCCAAAATCTCACTTGTCACCATCCATGCACCGTTGAAAGGATAGAGAGTGGCACCGGGAATGGTGTCAACATCATAAGGCAGGATAGCATTAGGAATAACCTTGAATTTTGCGCTAACACCAACCTGTGTAACTTCAACCAAAATATCGGTCAATTCCAATTTACCTGCAGCCCCGGACAATGTAAGGATGTCATATTCGTCATGAGACGAATCAATAGCGTTAATGGTAAAGCCAGTTGTAGTACCTGCGGCAGTAGTAGGTGCTTTACCGACAACCATGCCAACCTTGGCAACTGTATTACCCATGATTTTTTCAACTTTTACCGTAGCACCAGACTCCGATTTCTCGTACATTCTGAATGAATAGTGAATGTCACCGCCATTCTGCTTTGAGGAATCACATTTAATCATGGTACCAGCCGGAAGTTTGTTCCCAACTGTAGGCATACGTTCTACTGGAACGTTACATCCTACCAACAGTACGTGCAAAGACGTATCATTAGAAAAGATATGTCTTGCGCCACCAATCTTACTATAACTTGTTGCAAGAACTCCTGCTTTCATAATTAAAAAAACTATTTGTTAATTTTACTGTAATATCGGCTGACAATGTTGTTTTCCTTGTTAGCCTTATCTTCTTCTCTCTTTCTATCTATGAATGACTTTACATCGCTAGAACCACCCTTGTCAGAGATGAAAGGATTAATGCCATCCTTTGTGTATTTAGTACACGTTTCATTGTACTTTCCCTGTATTTTCAGAAGAATGCTTGTATCTTCCTCTTCGGGCGAAATCTGAATGTTCTCAAAAATGATGTTGCGCAACAACTCGTTAGGCATACCCGCTTCCGGGCGTTTAATCAAATCAGACAGCTTCTTGCGCTTTTCAGTTACAATCTGCTTCTGCTTTTCCTCCTGCTCTTTAGCTTCAAACTCTTTCTTGAACTTTTCAAACTCTTCAAGTTTAGCCTTAACATCATCGGGCAACTCAAACGGTTTCGGTTCGGGTGCTGGTGTCGGTGTAGGTTGTGGTTGCGGTGCTGGTGTCGGTTGTGGTGCAGGATGTGATTTTTCCCATTCCTTTTTCAAGTTGGATATTTCCTGTTCCTTGATTGTATCCCACTCTTTGCGCTTATCAGACGCAAACGCTCTTACCTGACCTGCCACTGTGTTCTTTAAATGATTTACAACACTTTCATTCCAGAACTTTTCCGCATTTTCCTGCGGTGCGAACGCTGAGAACTCATTGATTGTCTGTTCGATTGTACGATCTGTAATAACGGAGCTACTTTCTCCCAACGCATTCTTGATACCTTCAAAAATGACTTTTACATTTTCATTCATATACTATTTGTTTTTTATGTGATTCATGCACAAGACCTTTGTGCATAGTAAGTACCTCTTACCGATGCAAATGTAGTTAAAATTTGTGTATAAGCAAAAAAATATTTTAAAAAATATTATATTTGCGAATCATTATAATACAATGGAAGAAATTGATTTAAAATACAGAGGATTAAAGACTAAGGATGTTGTCAAATCGTTAAAACGATATGGCAAAAGGGGAATTATACCATATAAAAGCCTTGATTTCGTCCAAAAATATATAGAGGACAGAAGAAGCAAGGGGTACAAGGTAAATTTGCTTGCCCCACAGAAAGGTTCGCAGGAAGCATTTTTAAGGAACAAGGCAGGAATAAAAATACTGCACGGGAATCGTGGGGGAGGAAAATCCGTATGCCTTGGAATGGATATACTGAGTTCATGCAACCACCCGTCATTCTCCGCGCTCGTTTTCCGTAAGGATAAGACATCCGCAGAAAAAGCGGACGGTATTCTTAAAGTGGTTTCAAAAATGGTTGAACCTTATGGTGAGTATATTGATTCAAAACGCCTTTCAAGACTTGACGCAGGAGGTGAAATACGATATGATTATTTCGGTGATGCCTGCCTGTCGGGAGAAAAAGGCGTAAATGAATTTAAGGATAGACAACAGGGTGGTAACGTTGTGAAGGTGGCGATAGACGAGTGCTCACAGGCAACGGAACCTATCATAAACTACCTTCAAACGGTATTGCGTTCATCATCAGGACTAAGAACAAGTCTTATAGGCGCGTGCAACCCAAATCCGTACAGCGATTTCTGGAGAGCAATGGTATCATGGTGGGTAGACGATGATGGAATAGCAATTCCAGAAAGATCGGGGAAAGTAAGATATTTCTTTCAATATGGAGATACTATACATGAAACAGCATGGGGTGACAGCCCACAAGAAGTATTTGCTCAGGCAAAAGATTATATCATCGCAAGATTCGGTAAAAATACCAAAATTGACGAAACAAACTGTAAAAGATACATCAAGAGCATAACCTTTATAGCTTCCGGGCTGGAAGATAACAAGATACTTATGGCTTCCAATCCCGACTATCAGAAAAACCTTGGAGGAACAGCACAGGAAGTATCCATAAACGCATTAGGTTCATGGAAGCTGATAAAAGGGGGAAACGAGTGGATAACCCGTGACGAAATGGAGGAAATGTTCTCATCGCAGCCTGTGTTTGACGATTACTTTGAATGTGCTACACTGGATATAGCATACGGTCTTGGTGACGTTTGTGTAATGGGGCACTTCATAGGACATCACTTACAAGACCTAGAATGGTCAAACACATTAAAGCCTAGGGATTTGAACCTATGGGTAAGAAACAATCTACGGAAATGGGGAATCGGTGAAAACAGACTGGCATTTGACGGTCTTGGAGCACCTACATTTCGTGACGCATTCCCCGAAAGCCTGGCAATACTTAGAGGCGTTCCGAAAAGACTAGACAAAAGCAAGGATGATCAGCCTGTAAGATTCTATTTCGATCTAAGGGCACAGCTTGCCGATGAGATGGTAACACGTATAAAAGGAACAAACCTAGGATATTGCGGATTCAGTATAAACCCGGAACTTCTTGACAAACCGTATGTGAACAAAACAATACGGGAAGCACTGATGGATCAGAGAAGAGCAATAAGACGTGACGTGGAAAGGGAAAACGGGAAACTAAGACTGCTGAAAAAACAGGAGGCAAAAAAGATTGTAGGATGCTCGCCCGACTTGATAGAAGGAACATTTTTATACAGGACATATTTTGATATATGCGATGTAATGATTGACATACCTAACGATATAATGGATGAATTAAAATATTTATAATTACCTATGGAAATTTTAAAATTAGACGTTTTATTACGAAAAGAACCGTTCAAAGTGGCACTTCCGTCAAGATGTGACGATGGAAGAGGTGGAGGAACAAAGAAAAAGCCAAGACGCTCCACTTTGATATACAAATATATGTCACAAGATGATTTTCTAGCGCAATGGGATACATCAGGACATTATATACACAACAGACCCGACTGGAAAGACAGCATCCCGTCAGACGAGGATGCCACATCATCGGATGATGAAAGCGCGAATGTAGGTGCTCAGAAAAGAAAAAAGAAATTGGCATCAACTCCCTATGTACTGCAAAGACGAGCATTTCCTCTTCAAAGGATGATACACAAGAAAAGGGTGTCACACCTATGTACCAATCCTCTTAAATTTCAGATAAAGAAAAGCGCGTCAAACCAGCAGAACAGGGATAAGCTGACAACATACAAGGAATACTGGACTGATTCTCTCATGGAAACAGCCAAGTTTGAACTTATAAGCGAAGCTGGGAAAGTAGGAGATGCTGCCATATATATATATAAGGACAAGGACGAGATAAAATACAGGTCTTTCAGCTATTCAAAAGGAGATACACTGTATGAGCATAAAAACAGGAGAGGTGAAAGAATAGCTTTCGCAAGAGAATATACAACCACATACATATCGGCTGACGGAGAAGAACATACAGACACACTTGTCGATGTATGGACTAAAGATGAGTTTTACACCCTTGATTCCAACGGAGATATAGCAACGGATATTGACGAAAACGGAAATATCATACAACTGCATCAATTCCATAACCTGGGATTTATACCTGTGGTATATTTACGGCTTGAACTTCCATTTTGGGGGGCAGTACAGGACTTGATAGACGATTTCGAGTTCTTAATGTCCATGATAGGAGAATACAACACACGACAGGCGTTCCAAATGCTACTTATCAAGACAAACGGAAGAATAAACATTCAAAGAAACGGATTGGGAGGAACTTCTATTTTACGTGTAGGAGCAGAAGATGATGCACAGTTCATGGGTAAAATGGATGCTTCAAACTCACTGTTCACCGAAATAGATAACATATACAACGGGATACTTGACGGAAGCGGTGTCGTTCCGCCAATGCAATCATCGTCAGGTGACAGACCTACTGGAACAACAGCAATGTATTACGAGCCTGAAATGGAATGGGCGAGAAGTGATGCACAAATGATGAATACAGCCATAAATGACATGGCCAATATATTCAAATACTATGTAGGAGTAATGGAAGGTGACGCAACAGGTTATAACGCTCTAAGAATAAACGCTACCATAGAGCCATACTCATACATAGACTTCTCTGAATGGAACAACACAATCGTTCAGCTTGTAAACGCCCGAATAATATCATTACAGACAGCAAGAGAGGAATGCGATTTCGCTGCAAATAACGAAGATGATAGAATGGACGAACAAGACAGAAGATTAAACGATATGGAAGCTAGGGTGGCGATAGAAGAAAATAATGAAAACAATGAAAACAACGATAACAACGATAACAGCTAAACTATGGGAAAATTTACAAATTTACTAAGAAAAATAAGAAGGGCATTAGACTATATTTGCCTTAACAATTTGAGAGTTGACGGAATGGAACATCTCATTGCAGGAATACTTGTAGTAAGCATGGCGCAATGGTTTTTCTCCGTATGGACAGCAATAGCACTAACCTTGTTTATTCTTGTGGGAAAAGAAATAATATACGATAAGTGGCTTAGACAAGGAGTGCCCGAATGGAGAGATGTATTCTGGGGAGCAGTAGGTATGGTGCTTGGATTAATTTAAAAAAAATCACACCACAAAGTTTTTATATATCAAAAATTATTATTTACTTTGTGATGCCAAACAATAGTAAAGTATTCTTTCTCCGTAGAGCACGGTTATAGCTCACTATATTAGCTTGGCTTTTTTTTATGCCCAATCGCTTGTATGAAAATACACGGCTGTCTTTCCTGCGTAATATTTCCTCTTCGGAGAAAATCTTACTATTGTTTGGCGACACGGGAAATGGCAGCCGTTTTTCTGTCTATAATTATAATGCCAAACAATAGTAAGTATGGAAAGTTTAATTCCAAATCAAAAAGGCATGACCTCCCTTGAAATAGCAGAGGTCACGGGTAAACAACATGCCCATGTTATGCGAGATATTCGCAATCTATTATCGCAAGGTGTAGCCGAATCCAATTTTGGATTGGGGTCATACACAGACGCTAACGGTCAAGAAAGACCTCTATTTAATCTAACTCCGAAAGGTTGTCTTATTCTTGCTTCGGGCTATGATGCAGTTCTACGTGAAAAAATCATAGACCGTTTTCAGAAAGGCGATAGTGTAATGGTAAATGCAACACAGATGGCTAAATCTTTCGGCAAAGAGCCTAAATTTTGGCTAATGAACCAATCTACAACAGATTATCTAAATGAACTATCCAAAGTAAGAAATCTAACTTTGACTGATTTAGTGCAGGTTACGAAAGGAGGTAATAATCCCGGTACTTGGATGCACGAAGATGTAGCCTTAGAGTTTTTATCCACATTATCAGCCGTTAGGATAATTCCCCTAACGGGTTTGGTAGATAAAGCCTTCAAAAAAATATTGTTTTCGTTTGGTAGCTTAAGGAATTGTTGTACCTTTGCAGTGCTACAAGTTGATAGAATTATCTATCTCGCAGAGCAAGCGGTTAAGTTGCTCATATTTTATATGGGTATTTTTTATGCTCATACTTTAGGATATTGGCGGTTGCCTATACGTAAGTTATTGTGTGCTCTTCGGGGTAGACTATCAACTTGTAGCAGCGTATATGGTAACCGCTTTTTGTTTGCCTATTGCCTTCATAAATAACTTTTAAATGCTACAAGTTATGACAGATTTAATTTTATACAAAGAAACGATGAGTTCACTTGAAATAGCTGAACTCACTGGAAAGCGACATGATGCTATCTTACGTGACATCAGAAACTTACTTAATCAAGGAGTAAACGCCCACAATTTTGTGGAGGTTGAATACACCGATAAAAAGGGTGAGAAAGACCTTGTTATGAACTTACAAAGAAAGGTTGCCTAATCCTTGCCAGCGGATACGATGCAAAACTCAGGGAAAAGATTATAGATCGTTGGGAAGAATTGGAAAGGGACAAACAAAACGGGAATTTTCAAACTCCTAGCACCTACATTGAAGCATTGGAGGCTTTGGTAGCTTCTGAAAAGGAGAAAGAACGGATGCGTATTGAATCGGAGCAACAGAAAAAGCAAATCGAACAGAAAGATGCTAAGATAGAGAAGCTCCAGCCCAAAGCTGACTTTGCCGACAAAGCCTTTGCGATGGAAGGCAAATGTGATATAGGACAGGCTGCCAAGATACTCGGCTTACCATTCGGACGAAATACCTTGTTCAAGAAGCTTCGTGAAGCAGGAGTATTCTTTGCTAACAGGAATGAGCCAAAACAGAAATATATTGATGCTGGGTATTTCGAGATGAAAGAAAAGCCTATTCCAAGAGAGAATCACCCAGGTTTTGTTGTGATGGTTGTTCTATGTACACAGAAAGGTCTTGCATATATCAATCATCTTTTTGGAGGAAAACCGTCTGATGGAAAATTAGCGAGAATAGTATAGCACTATACATCTGTTATTACTATAAAGCAAGGAGCGACAAAAATATCGCTCCTATATTTCCTTTAACATATGATTGATCACTTTATCGTAACCCAAACCTGTTCGCCACGCTTTATCGCATCGTCAATCAACTTGTTCAACTTGTCAGAAGTATAGCGTGATTCGGTAAGTCTGCCTTTTGATGTATTGTTACCTACAAGGATACATCCGGCAGAATCCTTTGCTGTATTCCCAGCGTGAAAAAGAATACCCTCAAAATGAGGAACATTCAACAGTCTTGGCATATTACGCCCGAATTTTGGGGACCAGTTGTATATAACCTGGTATCTTCCATAAGGAATAGCAGATTCAGCATAAACCTTCTTCTCGTTTCCATCAAACACTCCATTCTTATTCACGTCAACAACACGATCTTCAAGCGTATTACTGAAAAACTCACCATCAATATACAAACGCCCTATAGTATAATCAGACTTACACCATTTTCTTTCTACTAATAGTTCCATGATTTTTTTTATTTATTGATACATTGCAAATATACAAAAAAGTATTATATTTGCAATGTAATAATTAAGCTAGTTGATATTTAGATGGGAATTAAGGAACAAATTTACACCATTATAAAGTATTCGGTAATTCATTTATGATAGCCGATAGTGGGCGTTGGTATCGCCCCGAACGGATTAACGTTCTAAAATGTGTGTGAAAATATACATTAATACCATACCATATTTTCTGTTACTTTGCACTATCTAAATGAAACCATTACGATGTTTTTAATTTGGCAGCAGGCAGATGTGAATCTTCACTGTTGCCTTTTTTGTTACATTACATATAAACATACAATGACACCCAATGAAATAAAACAATTTGTATGGTAAATTAAAGTCTAATACATACCTTTGCACTATGGACAACGAAAGAGAAATATTATCGAAACTTGACGCTATCATACAGAACCAAAAGGTTTTGTATGAGAATCAAATTGTCATATTTCAAACTCTAGCATCAATCGGACAAAAGGTTTACAGCCAAAGCGATTTCAAGAGTTTTATGATAAATATGGTAGCAAACGGAATAACAGAAAGAGTAGAAGCCAATGATCAACAAAGAAGAAATATCTAAGATTGCAGACTATTACTTCCAAGTAAAAAGACTTGCAAACGGTATAAAATCGTCAACCAGAGAGCGTGCAAAAAAGTTCTCTAAAGATCTTCTAGCCGTATTCCTTTTGGCAGGGGCTAAATCGTTCAAGTCAATATCAAAACTCCCGTATAGCCAAAAAGAAAAAGTGCTGGAACTGACCAAAGAGTTCCGTGAGGATATATATAACGACATATACCAATATGTATTGGAAAGCAATAAGCTGTCACTCGAACTAAACGATGATCTTGGATGGGAGTATATTTCAATGACGGATAACGGCATTAAGGAATATATGGAAAGGACATACGGTGGAGAAACAACAAAGCAGAGAATAAACACAAACACAAACAGATTTCGCGCTGTTGTTGAAGTATATCTTGCCAATACATTACTGTCAATAAAAACGAACAATATAGAAAAAATAACAGATGAGGTTCAAAAGAAGATATGGAATAACATATCATCACCATATAACGTATCATTTATTCCGCCAAGCAAACAGAAACACTACGGTAGAGGATATGCTACAAACGGTATAAGCCAGTTGTATGTTATAGAACAACAGATGATTCTAGGTATTTTCAATGAAGCAAATTACAACTCATGGAAAAACATTCCAAATTTCAAGGGATGGAGGACAGCAGTAACGTCTAAAAATCCATGCCAGTTCTGCATTGACGAGCAATATAGAATACACACAGACAGACCTAAGCTGCCGTTCCATGCCCATTGCTTGTGTATATTATATCCAGTATTCAATACATAATAACTTGATAATCAACATACCATTGAGTAACATTACCATAAGACGGTGGATTACCAGCATCAACCACATCATTACGAGTAAATGATTTAGGAATATTTGTGCACGAAGGCATCAATATATTACCTGACCATTGACCTGTATAAGATCCATCTTTCGCTCTCCATCTATATCTAGCGTATGGTCTGCCGGATGAAGCAACGTAATCACTAGAAGTGTTATTTGTAATGTTTAATCTGCATTTAGAAGAAGTAGACCCATTTGTCAACTGTCCGTAAACAGAGAATCCAGAAGCGTTGGCTGTTGTATCTCCAAGTGTAATAGAAAGACTTTGAGTAACCACTATCGGCTTACGAATAAATCCGTCAGATGTAGTAGGAATTAAGCATAATACATTTCCACTGTAATCACAAAAATAACCCTTAATATAAATATATGTATCCCCCATAGATATGAGATTATTGCGATTAAGGGTAATTGAAATTTTTCCTGTACTATCAATACTACTTACAACGAAAACTCCAGAATCCACCAACTTCTTTAATTGATTATATACTTCCACCTTTATCTTCATATTAGACCAAGTAAATCCCCCAAGTATTTTACCCCAATTATACCTAGAATCAGCCCAATATGGTGAAATTGTAAGTACAAACGTTGTCTTTGTAGCATCTACAGGATTAGTTAGAATATCTTTATCTATTGTAAGAGGTTTAGCCCCATGATCGTATCCATCAAAATCAGTAAGCCTATACCATGTTTTAGGTCTATCATATACTAATTTCTTATTTACAGAATCATAAATTATACCAGGTAAACTAGCGTTGTCAAATGAAGGGCTAGACGCTTCTTTGGGTTTTATATAACTCCACATATTAATTTTTTCGCTAAGACAAGCATACCCTAAATCATAACCATCACTAGTAGGACCAATACCTAGGGTAGGATATACATCACTATCCAATCCGACAGGTGCGGTGATTTTACCGTTAGAGTGACCCATAATCACCCCCTTCCTCTATAACGGTAAAAGAACCTTTACAAACAACAATGCCATTACAACTGATACTACGACAATGAATATCGCCATCAATTATAACAGCATCAGAAATGTCATAATCACTAGGAAGTTCCCCACCACATAGTGTTATAACTTCGACTGCCCCTGTGCAGCTAGACTGCCCCTGTGCAGCTAGACTGCCCCTGTGCAGCTAGACTGCCCCTGTGCTCCCTCGCTTCGCTTCGGTCGCACACCAAATTTCCGTTTACAAACAAATTAATTTTCATCTAACTCACGTATTAAATCATTAACATATTTTACACAAGAATCCAACTCATCATACCCGTCCAAAATCATAGCACCAACAGTGATGTGAAGTTTGTCTATCACTTCTTTTCTAAACAGCACAGCATTTACCTTGCTTGTATCAGACTTTTCTATCACCGTTATTGCGGAATCAATAATCCTAGTTAATTCAGATGGTTGTATCATGGGAGTATCAGCACCTTTCCGCCAAGATTGATACTCTCTCAACTTTTTAAGAAGTTCTTTTTTTCTCATACGTTTAGTAAATAAGGGGTGGTTATAGTATAAATGAAAAGGACTATACCACCCCTACTCGTTTTTTTATGAAAATAATTAAGATCCAGACAACAGTCCATAAGATAAATATTGTTTTAAGGATCTTCAACGGTGACAAAATCACCACAAAGATAATAATTACTGCCTAAATTTATATATATTATGAGTTATTTTTTTTTGCGAATTAAGCATTAAGATAAAAGTTCCTCTTTTATCTGTGGTGTCCGCTTGTATATCAGTGCCTTAATTGATATCTTGTTCCAAATAAAGTATTTCAAATACATTCCTTTCTATCTTTATCACAACGCTCTCATCAAATTTATCCTCGTCAATGCTTTTTATGTAGTCAACCAAAGAATGAATCTTCCTGTTAACATGAATAATAGTAGAACGAACATCATCAATCATCACGCTGTTTGAAGCCTTATCCATCTCCTTGTCTGCAAAAGTTCTTTCATGTATAGTTCCATCTTCCTCAATTTTGTATGAAGGAATTTTGAAGAACTCACATACATCAAAACGGCTCATAAGACTAACTACATTCATCATGCTTGTAATATCATCATCAGAGCAATCCAATACGATATCCCTATAATCTTCACATACCAAACAACTCTTAAAAGAAAAATATGGGATATCATCTTCCGAATCAAAAGGCCATGTTTCTTTATACTCGTTTGTTTTCATTTCAACAAACTTAGAATGATCATAGCCAACAGACTTATATTCATTGATAACATCAATCCACCCTGTAAGTTTAGACATTGTATCATTAAAGTATTTTTCATATAACACAACATCATAATACAATGCAGGTAAAGCATTATCACGGGAAGAGAAAGTTACAGGCTTAGAAATAGATTCCAAAACGGATAACTTGCCCAATACAAAATTGAATATGTCAGCTAAAGGAAATTTACTCTTTATTCGTTTCATTATTAACTACAAAAAAATCGGATGGAGGAAACCCGAAATATGGCAAAAAAGATAAACCTCCATCCGCAAACAAAAACAAGAAATTAATCAATACAAGTAAAAATCACACATTTCAGAAAGCATTGCAATTTTAAAAGGGTAAATCATCCCGTCTTTCAGGCTGAACAGGTGCAGGTGCAGGCGCAGGTGCTGGTTGCGGCATATCTATCTTAAAACACCCAACCTCATTGTAATATTTTCCCTGATATTCTCTTGCTCTGATTTCAAGATGGGCAGTAATAGTATCGCCCTCTTTCAATTGAAGATCACACAGGGTACCCATTACATAGAAATACACCTCTTTGGCATACATGGAACCAATTTCCTCAACGAGATAATTTCTCTTCTGCCAAGGATTACCTGCCTTACTTGTACCAGCCTGTAACTGACCTACTTTTTTTACTTTACAATTTAATACTAAATCCATTTTTTTTATTTTTTATACTTTTCCTCTTTGATTTTGTCCAATTCTCTCATTGCGGACAGCCTTCTTTTGTGAGCGTCCACTCTTATCCAGAAAACCTTCCAACTAACTTCCTTACCGTTAGTTGTGTTCTCTTTAAGTATCTTGCCACATTTAAAAATCTCGTTGACAAGATAATCATACCGTTCTTTATCATAGCAATATCTCATGCGACAAAAGTAATATTAAAAAATAAACTAACACAGAAAACAATACTAAAAATAGTTAACTAAATGGTTAATTCTTCCTCTTCCTCTTTCGACAATGCTTCCACATCACCATCTTCACCTTTAGGGAAATACAGTTCGTCAAGATAATTGCTCGCTTCACTCTTTTCAGTGAAACTCTTTATAACACTCCCCCGTTTGCTAACGACACGGTAACTAATATTATCCTCTGCTACAACTTTGTAACAATTTAAATCATCCACATCTACAACATCGGGAGCATTATCATCAATACGCATCATGCTCAATATATGAGAATACTCGTTCACCTTCACCGTACAGGAAAAAACATTAGGAACTGGTTCTATTATCAATCCGGCATTTATCAATGAATCAAAAACAGAACGCCTGGGCTTGTATTTCAGTTGCCTCCTTATAAACTTCAACGTTATCATATTATCTCCCCTCTGTGCGGATAATACGCACAAACGTAATACCCGTAACGCATCAATACTACATAGAGGTGAAAGGTACTTGTACAACTGGACAGGAGTAAATTTATGGAAATAATCAAATACTCCCTCTTCCTCTATTTCCTTTACACGCCTTTCCCTTTCTTTATTCCTTACCGTCAAATTAGTAGTTTTCCTTACCGACATAGACTACCCTTTCCATGTATCGTTTTCCTTTATCCATTTACGTTCATCATCACTAAGATCACCTGTTGATTCACGATGATATACACACTTGTTGCATAACCCTGCCTTGGCACGGACACACTTGTCGCAATCGTATGGGAAAAACGCTATAGTTGTCTTGTCATAGAAATCCTCACTGGCATCATCATCAGAAAGCCATCCTTTGAACTTTGCAAGCATATCAAGCGCACCTTTCACATCCTTAAAATCAGCAGTGTCTATATCAGAACGCTTTAGGAAACTTTCTATAAGGCTTATCGCATCTTCAAATTCAAGGTTATCCTTGTTTATCAAAGTCTTTGTCTTTTCCTTATTCTCACCTTCCAATACACGCCTCATGGATGGTGTCACATAATCGGAAGCAAGCATGGAAGATTTGGCATAATTGACAATCTGGGTTATCCTTGGAGAATTAACCCATTGCTTGGCTTTCATAAGCAAAGAACGCTCTGACATACCCTCGTCAATAACGTGTGTTGCCTTGTAAAACAAGACAGGATTGGTATCTATGACATAAGCGGACGCAGCCCATAACTCCATCTCATTCGCATCATCAATATGCTTTGCTATATCAATCTTCTTCTGTTTTTCATCGTCAATAAGAAGATTGTTACTAAGGGGAAGTTTACCCCATCCTTTATTCAAACCCATTATCTTTCCTCCTTCATCCTAGATTTTATCTCCCTTACCTTCTCGTCAAGTTCAGAAGAATATTTTAAAAGATTGTATATGCTACTCCTGTCAATACATAGAAAATCAGAAATTTCAGACATACTTAAACCCATATCACGCATGACACAGCACACAAGAGCACGGTTCATCACAATATCATGCTTTCTGCTTTTCCTGTTAACATCAGTATCGGAAAGACCGCTTGCCGCTAAAACTCTCCGATACATCAAAGCATTGTCAGCATTTTTCCCCATTTCTCACATTTTCCTTATCTACAATCAATTGCATTATATCAGCGTAACCAGCCAAATCAACCATATTGTCACGCTTTTTATGAAATCCCTGTCTGCATAGCTTTACAGCTATCTGTACAGCAACACAGTCATAAGGAGATAATTCCTTTCCAGTAATCAAAGAAGCCACCTTGGAAATATTTTCAAAATTGACTACTGCATCACCATAGTCAGACTGCCTGCTGTTGCTGCGGATATCCTTTGCCTCATCAAGAATACTTCTCTCTTTAACATGATCAATATAAGCAATACAATCCGAGAAAAGAATATACTCTTTACCCTGGTCATCCGCACAAAGAAACTTTTCACCATTCTCAAAACAGTATTTAACAGTGACAAATTTACCGAACACATTTGACTTGCTTACAGAATCTTCACCGTGAAGTGAAATGTATTTACCACGGCTTATAATTTTTACCTTGCTGTTCAACGTAACTCCAATCATAACAAATCACCAACTTTTATGTTATCCGCATCCTTCTTATCAGAAAAGAAAATACGGTCATACTTCGTTTCACCAAACTCAACAAACATAGCAAGAACAAAATACTTGTTCAATACACTATCGTAGCCTTTATCGTAAATTTTGCCTATTTTCTTTGTTTTCATTTACCTGCATTATTTGTATGACCAAAACCTCCATAACCCCTATCCGTTGAATCAAGGCTTTCAACCTCAACAAATTCAACCTCAATATAATTACTGAAAAGAAGCTGAGCAATCCTCTCCTTGGCAGCAATATAGAAAGGCTCTTTCTCAAAACTCTTCACTATAACACCGATACAACCAGTATAATCACAATCAATAACACCATCCAACACATCAGCGTCATGGTACTTCCCGTCAACACCAATAATACCTTTCAGGGAAAATCCGCTTCTCGGCTTGATAATAGCCTTCATATTTGATGGCATCTGAATGGCTATACCAAGTTTAATCAGATTACGACCTTTTCTTATCAACGTGTTGTCAGGAACATACAAATCATACCCGGCAGCACCATCAGTTTTTTTTTCGGGAATAACTGCATCCCGTCTTAATTTTACAAATTTTACTTGATTCATTTTTTATTTCCTTTTCTCTTTAAATCATACATAGCGCATTCCCTGCTTCTGTAAATCTTGCTTGCAGGATAAATCACATCATTAACAATAACAAAGCCGACAACAGGATCTGTAATGGGAACAACTTCACCATCAACAATAGTAAAATTATTCTCGGATAAAAGCCTTCTCATGGCAGCAATCTGTTCGAGAGTAGCCTTTGAGATATCATAGTTGTTAGAAAAGTTAAACTCTAAATTACAGATAAGAACATTCTTGTCCTTATATAAGAAATTAGCTTTCAAACCACCAGTATTAATAAATACATAATCTATTAAATCTCCTGTCCTGCTTTTAGCAAACAGGAAATCTCCTTTCTTGAAATCGTCAATCTTTACCAACTCGTAAGTACAATCGTCAATCTTATTCAATCTATACCCATTAGGCAGTTTTATTACACTTGAATCCGTATTACCCATTGTGTTCCTCCGTATTTAATCTGAATGCAGCTTCCCTAGCCTCATCCTTAGTCCTATACAACTCTATTTTTTCAAACATACGACCATCATCACAGTCATACGTACACAAGGTGACAGCCCACATATTACCACGCGGAGAATAGAAATACCTACCGTAATCCTTTCCCATCACCTTACCGTCAATCCTTATCTCTCCTTTAGGCATGCTTATTCTTATAAATTTTCCTCATTTCATCTATTAAATTAGAAAAAGATTTTATATACCCCATATCTATAGCAAACGATAAAGATTTTTGCAAATCATCCAATTCTTTTAATTGTTCCTGAGTAGCTGTATTTCTTATCATTGTTTCATGGACACCAAAAACAATATAATTCAATCCTTTTGCTATGATACGGTAATCCACATCATCAAACTTAGATGCCGAACGACATAAATCATTATATCTATCACCAGCTTCAATACGATTAATAATCAAATTATCTGTCAACCACATTATAACAGTAGCATATATTTCAGGGTTAAGTTCAAGAGCAATAAGAACCCAAATATAAGGATTACAGGAAACATGTCTATTGTTACGAGCACCAAGAGTCTTATAAACACCATACTTCTTTAAAACCTTAACCAAGGAACTTTTATTAACCTCATCAATAAAAGCAGTAAATCCTGTTTTTATAATTCCCTGTTTATTAAGGATATAATATATACGCTCAGAAGACGAATTGTTAGATAATATATTTTCAACCCTCTTCTCATTCCATCCTTTTTCAATTCTAGCCCTAGTATATGCCTCCTGCAAATCAGTTATAGATAAAAATTGATTTTTGGTATCTTGTCTAATAGTTACCCCAAATAATTTTCTGTCATTAGACATCATTGTAACGTTTGTTTTCATATTAATATAATTTAATTTAGTGCAAATATACTAAATAAAATTATATCATCAAATATTTTACTAGGATTTATTTCCTCACCCCAAACTTTTTCCTAAACTCATCAATAGAGCACGCTATTCGCTGACCAAGATGGTCTACATACAAAACAGCATCTTTAATCATTCGGTCATTTTCACTAAGCATGTGGATAATACTGTCAACGACACACTCTTTGCCGCTACCTAATTCAACATACTTATTACCCATGACAATGCAGTCTTTTTCCTTCAAAGGAACAATACGTTCAATCTTGCTTTCACGATATTTTTTCAGTTTTTCAAAGAACTCACGGTGCATGACACACTCGTTCTCATCCATCACATGATAAAATTCACAGCAAATATCGTGAAAATCCTTTACCGTATTAACCTCACTAAGGTTATCAATCACATTCTGCAATGCGTCAAAGAAATTCACATCATGATCATCCAACACTTCTTCCATCATTCTGTCAATGAAAGCAATAGCTGCGTTCTTGAAATCAATATCATCACAACTAAATCCCAAAGAGATATAATTACGCAATGAAAGAAGATTTTCCTTAAAATCAATTCCTATTCCAATATCCATTTCCTAAATTCTTTAATGTTAATACTATTCAAATTATTAATAACAGCATCTCCGATATCATCGTTATGCTTCAATCCAAAAGACAGGATAGGGTGTTCCCACCATCTTGCCACACGTCCTTTGTCACCCCACAAAGATATAGCTTTATTATCAAAGTCGGGGAACAAAATAACATTTTTTGGCAATTTATTTCCAAGCTGGTTCATTCCGCCACAAGCTATCCATACAAAACCGTTACCAAAAGCCATAGAAGCTATTATGGCGGTTTTTTCCGATTCAACCATACAAGTTATCGCATCGCTGCAATAATCCCCTAAAAACGGCTTAAAATAACCACGATAGGTAAACCCTTCTCCCGTAGTAAACTTCCTGAAAGCATGGGTTTCCTTCTTCCTGTGACCGTTCACCCCATATCTTATCCTGTTGTCATGGCACACATTACCATCCTTGTCGGAATACCAGAACACAGCGGATTCCCTTCCAAGACATCCTACCTTATACCTTGAAAACACATCATTCACGGAATCAACACCGAAAACACCTGAAAGGTACTCGTACAGGTTATTACCCTTCCAATGCCCGGCATCGCTAATCCTGTCAACATACTTCACATCAACAAACCTTGATTCCTGTCTACCCGAATCATACTCCCTCTCGTAGAAATCCTTCAAACTCATCCTGCAACCGTCCGGGCTTGACAGAATCCTAAAAGCATCAGAAGCACTACTGCAACCGGGAAGATAAGACACGAGAAAGTCAAACAGGTTGACAGAATCACCGCCCTGCTCGGTAACGGTGATACTGCCCGACTTGTTCATATAGAAAACCAGCTTATCCTTCCTGCTATGGCTCTCCAGATTTATCCGGGCAGGCAACGTCCACCGCTTACCCCTACGCCTTAAAGGAAGTCCAAGCACAGTATCAAGATTGGAAAAAATATAATCATAATCAATACTAGCCATGTCACTACTTAAAATTACGCCATCCCTGTTTTATATCCCTAAAGAAATCCTTCAACGTATAACGATAACCGTCAGGATATCCTAGAAAATCAGAAAGGCATGAAACATACCCACAAGGCTTACGTCCACCCGACCATCGGTACGCCATTTCAGCAGGAACCATAAACACAAGAAGAACAAATACAATGTCAACGTATATGAGAAACATGACAAAACGAATAAAACATTTCATAATCATTCCTCCACATCCCCTAAAAGAAGTTTCTTCGCATAACGCAACGCAAACTCCCAATTGTAATAAAACGTACCTAACAAATCAAAGAACAGGCTATACACAGCATCCTTGTCACCATCGGGAACGGAATACATGATATCATCCATCATACGGATATCATCACTGAACCTGGCATTCTTTGTCGTATAACGCCACAAACCGCCAACGGCAAGTATCTTGGCATGTTCATAAACATGACCGTCAATGGAATATACATCACAAACGTAATCATTAAACCAATCCTCATCGTCAAGCACACCACTAACAGGACTTGCCGACAAAATCATATTAACAAACACACCAAAATGACAATACTGCTCTATCTTACCCGAATCATTGTCAAACTCAACCTTAAAAGCATCCTTGCCGCTCTCATTAATACTGCAAACCATATCACTTACGTAAAGCGTCTTTAACCACTGGCTGAAATTATATCTTTTCAAACCAGTCCTGTTACGGGATTCATTTATCGCACACTGGGCATCAGACACACATACATACCAATCAGAAGTAACACGAATACTTCTATCAAATAAAACAATCTCTTTATTATCCATACACAATAAAATTTTTCAGCAAAAATACATATTAAAGTAATATGGTAAAAACAATAACGGTTAAATAATCTTTAATTTTCGTTATATTCTCGGAAAGGTTTTAAATAAGTGGAGAAACCGTATTATTTTATTATTGATAATATTTCATTTTCGTCAATTGAATAAAATTCTCCTTTTACTTTTTTATTTGAAAATCTGCGGTGTAGCTCATTTTCTATATTTTCGTCAATAGTTGCAATGACTAATAAATTATGATTTCCGCACGAAAGCGTTCGATATCTCGTTTTAATATCAGACGTAGAACCTATTTTTACTAACCCAGTAACTTTATCTTTCATCAAGTACGTGCATCTATCAAAGGATTTTTTTCTTGAGAGTTTTAATACTTCCGCCATAGTAGTAAATATGGCATAATACAATAATTCACAATCCCCAAAAAGAAATTTATTTACTTCTATTGCTTTATCAAAATCGTGCATCCAGGCATATTCGATAAGTGCATTAGCTAATGTAAGCTGGTTATATATAGTACCATCTTCGTAAAGCATATATTTCCCATAATCGTTTTCACAAAACTCTACATATCCTACACAACTTGGGAACATTGTAATTATAAATTCTTTTACACTATTAGTTAAAACTTGGTCATTCTGACCTTTAAAAACTAGTTCATTCATAACAATAAAAAAAGTGCGCCTACTACGAGCTGTCAAATCAACCATAGGGTTTATTTCGGAGGCGTTTCCGTAGCTCCACTCGGTAGGCGCAATATCTTAATCTATACTACTACAATATGTCATGGCAAAAAAAATAACTCCAATGATTGAAGTCACAGGAGTTTGCCTCTCCCATGATTGATTTGACGCTACAAAACTAAGTATTTTTTTTAAAACTGCAAAATTTAGAACGGCAAATCCTCCTTCATTATATCATCAGCCTGTTGCAGAAGGTATTCGTCAGGATTATACTTCCGTCTTAATACGACCTGAAACAGCCTGTTCCTGTTCTCATCCCACGCGGAAGTGACGGAATAGCCTTCCTGGCGTATCATGTCAACCATCTTTCTCTTACTGTAAGGTCTTACGCCACAGTCATTGCAGTATGCTATGTATTTCACATACAGGTCACGGTCACGAATGGCGGATTCCTCAATATCACCAGAAGAATCATACCCCGAATCGTAAAGATACGACAGGACACTGTTGGAATCACGTCTGGCATTCTCCGTAACGGATTCTATCGTATAACTTCTCGTAAATTCACCCTTGTTCTTCACAAACCGTCTTGCACCCTCTATTATCCAGTTTATAATAGCCGCCGATTCCTTTGACAGCTTCAACGGAAGAGATCTGTCCTGTTCCGATTCCTTGAACACACGATAGAACGGGATAACAAGGGAGCGTCTGAAATGACCGTAAGTCTGGTCCGAAACGGAAGGCATCTTGTTAAGGTTAGCCATGAAAGGCGGCATCATGTCGGCAAGGAAAGGCTCACCGAACGGAAGGCGTGCCATAGTAGGCTCACCGGATATGAACTTCTTATACTTGCCACCGCTCACATCCTTCCCACCCATCTCGGAAGCGTAGTTGAGCAGCTTGCCGTTTATCATAGCTATATTGTACTCGCACGTAGACTTGTCACCCGACAGGTCAGCCATCTCCATATAAGAAACATTATCCTTCCCTAGCGCGTTGACAACAGCGTCAAAGAACACGGACTTACCGTTACTACCACAACCGAGAAGGTAACACATCTTCTCCATCTTGATCTTCTTCCTGTCAACAAAAGCACACCCTACAAACTCCTGCAAGGCATCCTGGGTATCCTTCACAGGGATCACATCGTCTAGGAACTTCTCCCACAACGGGCTGCGCGCCAACGGGTCATAATTGATATTGATACGTATGCACGATTCTATCATGGGCGAGAAATCAAACGTTTCCATCGTTTCCGTGTCAAGGACACAATTGTCAAACGTGATGAAGTTACGCTTCGGATTGAATATCTCATGCGTCACATTCTTCACAATGGTACGATAGAAACGCTCGCTCGTATCGGTCATGTACAGTTCGCTAAGACCGTTTATGCGGCACAAATCCATGCACAGGCGCATCAGATCCTCCTTCATCATGGGAACGAATATCTTCCCGTCAAAAGCCATGATAGAACCGCTCCTGTGGCGTCTGAAATTGCACTCCCTGCACGCATCGGCTATATCCATCTCGACCATAGCGGATATGGAACGCTTCCACTCGCCTTCATCCCTTGCTTTACGGAAACCGCGACCACCGCCCTTGTCCGCCAGCTTGCCCATAACGGAATCAAGGATGTATTCATAAGAAGCCTTTGCAGATTCAGCGACAGTCATTTTCCCCTCCTTTCTCTACCGATCCTACCGATCCTACTAATCCTACCGATTTCTCCCGGTCCACAACCTTCCCGAACATTACAACGGGATACAGGTCATAATCGTCCGTTGATATGTCAGGGCGTGCGTCCATATCGTCAAGGGAAGAGTACACGTCCGCGATGTGCTCCAGTTTCCTGCACACGATGGAATCACGTCTTATCCCGTAATACTCTATAAGGTCAGCCATGTACTGTATGGTGATGTCCTTGAACCATGTGAACGCATCATCACGTGTCTTTGCCCCGTCACAGCAGGTATTGAACGTGTACCCGAAACGCCTCATCTTCACGAAGTAGCTGTTCCGCCACAACGACACCGACTTGTCCATCTCGCTCCCTGCATTGCGTATGGCGGTGACGATGCTTCCCGGCATGAGCGCGCACCGTGAAACGCGAGCGGCGGAAGGCTTCCCGTTCGCCCCGGTCCCATCCACCATATCCACATCTGGCACGAACTTTAGATCATCCACGCTCCTTCCGCCCACAACGGACGTGTCATGCCGCATAAGATAGTCGGCATCCACGATATGCCCGTACTGCCTTACCTGGCCCTCACACCACGAAGCGAACTTGCGCAACGACCGTTTCCACTCTGACGGGAACACATATCCGTACTTTCCGCATATATCCTCTATATGCTTTCTCTCCTTCTCCCATTTCCTCTTCATTTTCCTCTCGTACTCCAGCACTTCACCTTCCACGCTGACACCAGCGACCTGTGCGGCCATAGACTTTGCAGTTAAAGGTACGGGCACGCGTTTTATGAATGACGCTTCCGACACAAGAACCGTCCTAGTACCGTCCTTCAACGGCTCGTCAAGTTTGAGGAAACACTGTCTGTCCGCAGCATTAACGAGCGTAACCCACCCGAACAGCCGTGTCTGAACCCTCATTCCCTTGTACCAACGTTCCCTGTCGGGCATTGCATCGGACAGGCATACGACACGCCTTGATTCGGGCAACCTAAGTTTAATCTCTATTTCTTCTTCCATATTTTACACACACATTTTACTTGATTTTACCTGCAAATATAGCGCAAAAAACAATACGAAAACTAGTAGTTAAATTAATTAACTACAAATGTTTATGTGATTAACAAATTCGTGTCAAGGAAGATAGTTTATCTTTCTTTACACAAGATTTTTTACTTTCACGTCCACAGTATGCTTTGAATAGGAAAAGTAAAAAATATTGATTGTTGTTATTTTTTACTTTTGTAATAATTTTTCTCATTTTAGTTAAAATGATTTAACTATAATTTTTTATCTACTTATTATTTTCTACGTTAAGAAATGTAAAATTGACTTAATTTAACATAAAATAAAAAATCTAAACACAGATAGTTGCATATGCAACTAATTGGTTCGGGAAAATTCGTAAAAAACCTACGAAATTCGTTGTTTTTTCGTAGACTTCGTAAACTCTTCGTTTTTCAACATTTGTCAATAAACTCGCACAAATCAGTGATTAAATCGCTGAAAAAAAGCTGTTTAGTCTTGTCAAAAAAAATTGAATCGTAAATCGTTGAAAATTTACTCTCTATTAATTTGTATATTAAATGTTAAAAGTAATATATATATACAACATATACATATACGTACACCTTACATGCTCTATTACAATACATATACATACACAATACATACATAACACATACACATACAGACACCAAAACTGCATACGTAATTTAGTATAGATACATATCAAAACGACGAAATCAACGAAGAATGCTGTAAACCAATAACTTATACTGCAAAAAAAGACATAAAAAATGCAACCACACCTACGAAACACACCGAAAAACCTACGATTTTCGTAACTTTTTATGTAAAGATTTATCCGATTTTGTTGAAAACTACCGAAAATACACCTCCAAAACGCAAAATCAGCCATCCGAGCAAAATTTGAGGGAAAAAAATTTTCAGAAAAAAATTTATCGGGAGCGACACACCCGCAGCGAAGCCTCTATAAAAGGGGGTATAGCACTGATTTACAGGTAATTACACGCGTTTATCTACTACGTTTCTCAACGTTTGTAAATAAAAATAAATTCTTTTCTACGAGAATCGAATTTATAAATCTTTACAAAAGTAAAATATCTTGACAAATGTAATCTACGAAGATTTCGTAATTCCCTCACGTTCAGACACTTACAAACAAATTTAACACAAATTAACATTGAAAAATCTTGAAATTAAACATAATATTAAGCTAAAATAGGTCTTATATAGCCTGATCTATTAGTATTATGCAATATTAATTTAAAATATGTATATAAACAGTATTGATTTTGGGAAAACGGGCTTAATTTATAATAGATGTTAAAGAAATATACAATGTAAATAAGTTTGTTGTATGTTTGCAGTGTCGGAAGGACAAAGCGATATATGACATATTGAAACAGCTTGCCACGGTGAGAGCGTGGTACAGATCCGCAAACAGGAAATAAGCGGAATATTAAATAGCGGTGCAGCTAGCCACGATGCAGAAGTACGGGTATCCTTGATAATGGAGATAGGAACTTAGTGCAATATGCGAATAGCTTTCCTAATACAATATAATGTATGTGCGTGTGTATCCTATACGTAAGTCTTAATACTTGTCTGTTAGTCACGGTTGGTATATATAAGCCGTAAAAACATACATACGCGCATACTGTAATGTAGCTACCACCCTGTTTTTGTGGTTGGTAACGGTTACAAGCCCGTATAGATACAGAGTACAGTACATTATATATGGAAGCAAAGAGGATCTCACAAAGAGCGGTTAAAAACATGATTAACGGCAACACTGCATTGCTGCATATCGGTAACTTTGATACGGGGAAACGTACCAATTTAAAGCGCGCGGTTAGCGAATGTCGGTTGTATTATAATAAGGAATTGCAATCGGATAACGAAAAGATAGAATACTTAGTATATAGTCAACCTTATAGGGTGTTTAAAGTAGAACTATATGAAACACATATTGCAGCGTTTAACGAATACACTGAGTACCACATTAATTTTGACGATACAAGCAAGTATTACACATTGGTTATAAGTGGCATGTGTCAGATTTAGGGTGGTGTAATATCTACCAGGTGTTTGATAGCGTGGTGGAAGAACTGGATAAAGATCCTTTGTTTAAAGAAATTAAACAAAGCGGCGTAATAACAAAGGATCAGATACAGACATTAAAAAAACGCTCAAACGACTTGCGGCGTAATGTTATTAATTACAATTGGATGGATCGTGTTGGGAACGGATACGGTATACCGTTGACGGAGGAACAAGGCGCTAAGGAACTAGACTGGATAAAGTCTTTTGTCGGAAAAAATATATATCGTTATAAAGATATAGAGATCATAAAAAATGCATCTCCATCTGATTTTGTTTTTAAAGGCTTCTATAATAACGGTATAGGGAATTGGTGTAATTACTTGCCAATATACGAAATAAACGGTATAGAATATGTACCAATGTCACAACCCTATATAATTGGAAGATATGAGTAAAAAATACAAACTTACTGTAGAGTTACGCGCGGGACATGGGAAATAATTATTAACAATTAAATATTACAATTATGGAAAGATACGATTATTTAAGAGCAATTAAAGAGGACGTTTTAAACTATATCAACGAAAACAATATAGTAGTAACCTCCGAAAATAGGGACGAAGTGGAACAGGATCTTAATGATACACTGTTTACATATGATAGCGTAACAGGGAACGCGTCAGGGTCTTATACGTTTAACACGTGGACGGCTGAGGAATACCTGTGTCACAATTGGGAACTGTTAGGGGAAGCGTTAACAGAGTTCGGGTGCGATATGAGCTATTTAGAGAAAGGTGCAGAAGCGTGCGACGTTACAATACGCTGTTATCTGTTAGGGCAAGCAATTTCTGAAGTATTGGACGAAATAGAAACAGAAGAAGAAGAAGAAGAATAAAACGCGCATACGCAAGAAAGTCACTGTATCGAAAGACCTCTTGTAAATTAATGGTTTTAAAAACGAATAACGAACAATTAAAAAAATACTTACAATTATGAAAGCAAAGAATTTATCTTACAATGTGACAAAATATTACGTAGAAAACGGAATAATCTACAAAATGAACGTGCGTATAAGTTTGGGTGACTGTTGCAAAAATGGTGTATGTGATTGGAGTATCACGGCCGACATTTACGAAAAACGTAGGAACGGGCGTTTCGTTTTGTGTGCTAGTGATTGTTGTCACGAAGAAATATTAAAGTGTTTTCCACAGTTTAAAACGTTTATTGATCTACATTTGTGCAACCATTACGGGCAACCAATGTATCCCGTTGAAAATGGAGTATATCACCTTGTAAACAGCGATAAAAAAAAGGCTATAAACTACCTACGTATCACTGAAACAGAATACGATATACTACGTGATAGTGTGGAAGATAAGGAGTACTTTAAATACCTACTATACACCCTAGGAATTGTAGACCGTTGGAAGCAAGAAAGTTTGAAAGCTATAAAGCAATTGGAAGCATTGACGGGTAACACATGGGAAAACCCGTATAAACCCGAAAATGAACATTTTGCATTAAAATTGACGGACGAAGAACGTACACTAACTGAAAACAGAATCAAAGACGGATATTATACTAGTGAAGCCATACAGGCACGGGAAGACCAGAAAAAACGTGAAGAATACGAGAAGAAACGCAATGAAATAATTGCAGACTATGAAAAAGAAATACAAAAAGCGGAAAACAGGAAGCTAGTTAGGTTAGCCGTTCTTGACACCGGGATTCCTCTTAAAAACGTGATATACTACAATCATACCAATGAACTTGCATTTAATTGGAATGATTACGAAGAAAAAGTAACACAAGAACAATTTGACAAATTTGTAAATACAGTTGACAAAAATAAACTTCCTAAAAATATAACCTTTAAATTAAAATAATAATGAGAACGTTTTTTGCACAAGTGGAAACAAGGTATCGGGCTATTAAAAATTGCCCGTTTACCCCGGCACGTGTTGTCAAGGTTTTTGGCGGTTATATGTGTTTTGAAAGTGATAATGATTATAGAGTTTGGAAAAATCAAAAGTAAATAACTATGATCGAAACATTAATACTATTAGGTTGCCTATACTTGTCTATACGGGTAACTGATTATATCGAAAAACAGAAACAAAACAATAACAATTAAAAACGTAACATTATGGAAAGAATAAACTACGTACCCAATTTGCTTGCAATGTATATACGCAATACGCGGGAAATATACGATATTACGGCATGGTTGCAAGATACCCTAATCAAAAAAATAAACAAGGGCGTGCAGCCACAGGTAGAACACCTTGCAAATTGTAGCACAATGAAAACCATAATCAGGGAAGCCGCCAAACTGTTATACAAGTATGACGGAATAACACCCACAAAACAGGAAAAACAGGAAGCGGCCCGGGAACATGCTAAATATATCCTTGATAGTGTGCAATACTTCATTCAAAACGCCAATAGAGGGTAAAATAAAGCCCTATATTAAAAGATCTAAAACAATACCGATATATCACCCATAAAAACAAAAACATTATGATACAGGTAACAGTAAAAAACAGCAAAACAGGTAGCCAATATATTTGTAAATCGGCAAGAAGAACGGTAAAGAATATAACATATAATCATATAACTTATCATTTGATATGCAGACATAAAGATCACCCGTTTTTTAAACAGTTTTACCACGGTCCAAAAGGTATATATATAGATTCACCACGATACAAGGAAATAGAAGCCCTAGAAAAACCTATCTGGAATACACCGATACACGAACTACTAGAGCTAACCATCACGGAAACACCCCTAGACGGACGTACCAGATACGCAAAACAATTACCCGTATATAATGTAGACGTATTAGCGGAACTCACCTATTAATCAATCAAAAACAATATAATTATGATACAATTTACTATTAACAGTTTCAGCCATGGCCTAACAGGCCGCCCGTACAATTCAATTAAAGACGCTATACAAGACGGTGGTAGTTACTCCGTTTGGTGTAACGAAAAGATTAAACTAGCGTTTAGTTTTGGGAACGGCACGGAAAAAGATTTTAAAAGATATTGCAAAGACAATAAGTGTAAAATTGTGAGTGAAAGCGAATTTTACAAAGAATTATATTCTTTGCCGTTGAATGAGCAAGAAACACATATCCAATTTATTCGAGAACAATTAAACCGTTACAATTATCTATAAAACATAATGCAGCAATGAAAAAACAAAATTTAGAAAAAGAATTGTCTCCTATTTTTGACAATGAAAGTATTAAGATAGGAACGTTTAAAGCTAACAGAAGTATTGATACATTGGATCTTATCAAGGAAAATATCAAGTTTTGGAAAAGCTATGACGGGCACAAACTACCCGATAAACAGGTTAAACGAGCGTATTATAACGGCACTAAGACACAAAAAATAATCAAAATGTACAGAGATACGCCCGAATTGATTAAGTTTGTAAGAGAGCACGCAAACGACTACGATACGTTAAATCGAAAGGACGTACCTAGATGCATAAATATTGATCGTAGGCGGAGTGAACGTTATTTTTCCGTATATATCAAAAAGTTTGGGAACGTGCGTTTTGATGAAGTGTTAAGAGTTTTCCCTTTGCTTCCCAAGTCATATTTGAACGAGTAATGAGAGTAATTAGAGTAATAAGAGTTTTAAGGAGAATACTAACTGATTCAGATATAATAGATCTGTACGGTCTGTATTGTGAGTTTTACAAAAATATACAATAATATGAAACGCAAAGAATTAGACAACATTTTGCGCAACTTGTTAGTTGCCGGGAACATTGTAACCGTACCGTTTGAACAAATGAGAGAGATACGCAAGGAATTAGACCGATTTGTTAAGCCTATACAGATAGAGGTCATTAAGAGCGATTTTGAAACTGTTTCATTCAGAGAGTTAAGATAAAGCGGAAATAATGTGAAATATTTTCCCGGTATGGAGAACAACAAACAGAGCGACACTGTTACCGGGAGCAATTTTTGACTTAAAAACGAAAATAAACGAAAAAATATGAATATTATTACAGACAAAACAAAAGCCCCTGCAAAGCTACGTTACAGGGTGAGCAATAACAGCGGAACAATAAATAAGGAGTTCGGCAAAAATCAACAAGCGGCCTATGACTTTGCAAACGAGATGAAAGAAACGGCAACCATACGCGGATATTTTGTTTTTAAACATAGAGGGCAATGGCAAACGAATACGGTATTCATTGATCATGTATTTAAATAACCAACTATCCCGGCGTGGAGAACAACAAGCGGATCGCCACCGCCGCCGGGAACTATTAATAACTTAAAACGAAACAATATGGGAACGAACAAACAACTAAGTATTAAGCAAATTATTTGCTTTAACATTATAGCAGCCGAAAAAGTTGCCGGGGATGTGTGTCAAGGTCTTGCCGTCAAGTTGGCGAAAGAATTTATATATCATAACCGTGATATGGATGCAAACGAGATCTCGTACATTAGCCGACAATGCGAAATTGCGCTTCAAAATATATTCGAATTAGGTCTTACGGAAGCAAAGAACAATGAAATGAATAATATAATAGCTAAATATAATGGGAACGAATAATAAACAATACATCCTGGAAGGACGGAAATGGGATGTGATAGAGAGTGTTGACGGATATTTTTCCGGGGAAAAGAACGGAGTTATCATACAAGGAACGACAATGAGTGATCTGTATGAAAAATGTAAATCTTTTGATATAGCTTCGGTTATGGAGAAGATTAAGACGGGTGATAATCTGAACGACTGGGAAAAACGATTAATAAAAGTTAATAAAAAGTTGTTGGTAAACCAATAAACTATATCTCATGCCGTATGAGAAAGAAGTACGTGGCATATTATAAGAAATGTACAATAGAGGTCACAGGAGAAAAAGACTTCATGTACCGAATAATAAAAGGTGAACGGATGGATCTTTTTGTTGATATGTTTTACAGGTCTACAACTGATGCGTTAAAGGGTGCAATGAGGTGGGTGGACAATAATATTATAAAGGAGTGAATTTATGCTTTTTGGAATTGTTTTTGCTATGTTAATGAAAGCTATATGTGGAAATATGTTGGACGATTGATGATTGTCATTGTATGGCTTATTGTGTTACAGGTCTTGTCTGAATGTTAATTATGAAATATTTAAGAATACATTTGATTATATGGTGTTTGCCTTGTATAATATATACACTATTCGAGATTGCAGTATTTTTGGCGTTCAATATCATCTCGTTTATATGGGATTTTAAGTTTATTAAATGGAGTTCCATGTTTTATGCCAAATATACATGGAACGGTACTCCTTATGTAGACCGAACCCCTTGGGATACCTTTAAAAGGCATTATTCAGTTATATTATAATTTAAAGAAAAAAATGATAATAGGGATGTTTCATTCATAAAAACAATATAAAAGCTATGAACAAAGAAGAATTTCAGACAAAGAAAAATGATATCAATTCAAAAATAAGGGAATTGAAAAGTCAGAAAATTAAGTTGGAAAAGGAGTACATTGAATCCAATGCGAAGTATCCTATCGGAAGCAAGGTTTGTATCACCACCCCTGCATCAGTATATACGAGTTTGCATGATTTGACAGGTGTCACCGTTCCTGAAACAAAACAGTATGCCTATATTGTGGGTTATGATATCAGTTACCTGTGCGATATCAAACCATTGTTTAAAAAGATAAACAAAGATGGAAGTGTATCTAAAGTAAACTTGTATGTTAATCTCGAAAATGTTGTAATAGAATTGGTACAAGGTCATGAAGAAGGTAGAAGTAGGAACTCTTGACGAGAACGAACTGTTTGAACACAGGGGTACAATCTATGAGGTTTTATATAAGACGGATTATTGTGTTCGTTGCCAATACCCAAACGACAAATATCGTTACGGGGATATGTGGAAATATCTCTATACCGAGTTTAGTTTATGGACAAAAGTTAATAAATTATGAAAACACTGGTTTTTGATGTAATGCTTGACGGGCGATTTGTACATACATTCAGATACCAATACTGCCCGTTATTCCCGATAGACGAACAGGAACTGGAGAAGTTTGTCACCGACAGGCTTCCTACATTGAAAGGTAAAGATTTTAAAATAGTATTTTGATATGAAACAGACAGTAGAAGAAGCAGCAAAAAAATATTCCAATGATTGCAGAAACAGGCAGCTTCATTGTGAACCATACTGCATTGTTGACTTTATTGCTGGTGCCGAATGGCAGTCGAAGCAATCACCGTGGATAAGCGTTAATGAACGGTTGCCGGAGCCAAACAAGCTTGTCCTTTGCAGAATGGTATCAAATGGAGCGATTGTTAGTGGCTATATCGTTGTTTCATCCGGGAGATCGCCATACGTTGCGACAGACGGAGGATTTGAATTTGAGGATTGGAACGACTACGAGTGTGACATGTGGATGCCCATCCCCTCTTTTGATGATATACTCGAAGCCAACAAGGATGTACTTGAACGGATTAAAGAGAAAGGAGATTGAGATATGGAAATAAAGAACGTAGGACAACTTAGAAAAATAATTGAGAATCTTTCCGATGATTACGAAATCGAGATGCGTGTCAGACGCAAATTGACGGATGAAGAAATAATCGAGTTGCATAAAAAGTACGGCAGGATATATCCTTATCCATACGAAACAAGTTATTCAGAGCTTGAATTTGATGATGTAGGTGTGTCTGACAAAGTATTATGTTTGGGTGTAACTCTTAATGAATGAATGGTATGGAAATAAATAACGGAATAATAATTGACGGGGTACTGTATGAATCATCAGAAGGATTTTGTAATGAGTGTTCCTTATACCGGGAATGTTGTAATATTTTAGATGATACCTATTGTTCCATACTAGATTTGGGAATAGGTCAGTGTTTTGTCAGTCGTGGTAAAGTAACAGAGATTAAAACAGAGGAGGAGAAGAAATGAAACAGGTATTGTCATTTGATCAGACGAAACATTTACAAGAACTTGGATTATACCATATCTACACCTTGCCAGATATTCTCGACAAGTTACCTTGTTTCATCGGCAATGAAGTGCTGACCATCAAAAAATTTGCAGATAGCTATACATGCTTGTATGTGGAATCTTATACTAGGTCTATCGGAAATATCACAGAAAGTAAAGAGCCTATTGATGCAGCCTATGATATGTTGTGCTGGTGCATTGAAAACGGATATGTTAAAGTTGGAAAGGAGGAATAATTATGGGATTTACAACACAGTGTTTTATACACAAGAATACTGCTAATATTAGAAATAGATTAAAAGAACTTGGCTATTATTGTAATCCATATTTAGGTTGGCATAATCTATTTACTTGTGTATTTGGAATTAATTCGGTTTATTCATTGGACGATTATGATACAAATGGTCTTAAAGAAATAGATGGTCTTATTGATTGCGGAACGAATGAAGAACTATTCCTGGCTATCGCTGCATTGAGGGATGA